TTCTTTCCTTCCTTTAGCATAGCTGAAAAGATTCCCTTAATTTCAGTTGCTCTTTTTGATATTATTGCAGCCGCTTCATCGAGTGATCCTTTAATCCAAGGTTTAGAAAATGGAATTTTTGAACCGTTCGATGCTAAATAATTAGATGGGCTAGATAATTCGCTAGGTCTAAACTCAGTAGTTTTATTATCCTGTTTTCTTAACCATTCCAAATTAGATTTGACTGTTTCCAAATTAGTCCAAGGTTCAAGTTTTAGGATAAGTTCGTCGACTCTTGTACTAGATTCAACCCTTTTAGTCAAGTCTCCCTGCCAATACGTCATGGATTGGTACATGTCATCTGGCGTAGTAATAACTTCATTTGCTTCTTTACTTCGGCCAGCTGGTTTACCTGCTGTCTGAAACCACTCCATCATATGAGAATATTCGGGGTGTGATTTTACAGAAGGGTCATCCGTTTCTTTAAGTTTAGAGACAATTGCTTGTAGATCATCCCTTACTCCCTCAAATAAGGGTATTCCAAGAATACTAGCAGCTTCCTTTTCTTCATATAATGATCTCCATTTAGAATAGTCCAATAGATAAGGCATATTAAATAGTTTTAATTATTTATCTTTAATTTTTTTATCTCTTTTAGTATTTTATTAATATGCCAGAACTTGCAGAGATAAAAATAATGGCGGATTTCATAAATTCCGCATGTGAAACCAAAGATTTCACATCAATCGCCTTTTCAGAAAGCGCAGTTGCTCGTAAACTAAGAATAGTTCAGCCGACTGATCTTCAAATATTTAAGATTACTGCTGAATCACGAGGTAAAGAATTAGTCCTCTCAATAATTCAAGGAGGTCAAGTCTTTATGAAGATTAGCTGTTCGATGGGCATGTCTGGTCACTGGGTGCTGTGTCATCGTGACTCGATGCCAAAACACACTCACATGAAATTTAATAGTGTAGATCAATATAGTCTATGTTTAGTTGACACTCGTCGATTTGCTAGATGGAGGGTTGTAGAAGATTGGGCTCAAAACCGAGGACCGTGTCCAGTCAGAGAATTTAGTGCATTTAAACAAAATATCTTATCCAATCTAGAGAAACGGGAATTTAGTAAACCGATTCATCTCGTGCTCATGAATCAACTATATTTTAATGGAATAGGAAACTATCTCCGAGCAGAGATCCTCTTTCATGCAGCACAGGATCCTTTCGTAGATGCTCGTACCGCAATCACCATGAATCCTGCAATACTTGATCTTTGCGAACAGCTTCCTAATGAGGCATATGTTTTAGGCGGAGGCCAATTAAAGGACTGGAAAAATCCATTTGAGGCTCCTGAAGGAGGTTTTGATGAGTGGATGCAATGTTACGGTAGAGCTAAGTGGTTTACCGACAAGAACGGTAGACGAATGTGGTATCATGAAAGCCAACTTGAAACCTCTATCGATTTTTGAGTTCTATTAATGTATTTTATAAATAAATCAATAATGTTTGAAAAATTACGTCAGCCTACTCTTTCAAAGAGAGAGCGCATAATAATCAATGAATGTTGTCGACAGGTATCCGATTCTATGAAAAAAGAAGATCAAAAGAATGGATTGGATCCTGAAATAAAAAAGATACATCAAGATATTGAAATAATAATGAAAAAACTTCAACCTACACTATGAGTGATATCCCTCTTGAGTTTTCCCCAAGACCCCAACAGGTCCAAATTCTGGACTTTGTAAAATCATCCATTAAGGATGGAAAGAAATTTATTATGGTGGATGCTCCGACTGGTGTAGGAAAATCATATGCTGCTATCATGATTGCAGAATGGTATCGTACTGAACATTCGAAAAAAGCCAAGACTGATATCGTCACTAATACTAAAATTCTTCAAGATCAATACGTAAAGGATTTTAAGTTTGCTGCAAATCTTAAGGGTAAAAATAACTATTGGTGTCGTCATCAAGGCATGGGTTGCGGTGATGCTCAAGTAATCAATAAAGCAAACGATAGACGATGTAACATCTGTCCTCATAAGATTGCACAGTCAAAGTTTCTAAAGAGTCCAATAAGCTTAGCTAACTTTCACTTAGTTACTGCATATTCGATGTATTCACCAGAAATGTTGGCTGAACGTAATTCTAAGCTCTTGATAATCGATGAGGCCCATGCGTTTGAGGAGACCTTTTGCGATTTTATCATGTCGACATATTCTGAGCGTAGCTTAAAAATACTCGATATTTGGCAAGACTGGATGGAACGGGACCTAGATAATATCTCATCATTAACCGAACTTTCTGATTGGACTCGAGACGTTCTTGTTCCACTATTAGCACAAAAGGCTGAAGATCTATTGGAAGAAGCTAAAGAAACTCGTCAAAAAAAGAAGAAGATCGACCTAATCAAAAAAGCCGATCATGTTGACAAGTCAATGTGTAAGTATAATCGATTTGTAAACGACCGAGAAAATTATAAGACGAATTGGACTTTTGAAAAAGACTTGGACCAATATGGCAAGACCAGAATCCTAGTCGAACCGATTTGGGGAAATCTCTATCTTAAAGAGTTATTTTGGGATGAATACGATCACGTGATCATGATGTCAGGTACTCTATTAGATCGTGAATTATTCTCATTTATCATGGGAGTAGAAGATCATGAATCTACTTATCTTGACCTGCCTTGTCCATTTGATGCAGCTAAACGTCCAGTGATCTATGTAAGATTCGGTAAAATGTCATACTATAATAAGAAGGAGACCTTTGCCAGAGCAGTTCCGATAATCGGAAAGATTTTAGAAAAGAATCACGAACATAAAGGCATAATTCACACAGCAAATTATGAATTTAGTAAGTGGATTCAAAACTCTATTCAAGATACGCGTTTAATATTCCATGATTCAATAACTAGAGAAAAGTCTCTAGAAGATCATCTTACTTCAAAATTGGAAACTGTGCTAGTCTCTCCATCAATGATTAATGGAGTCGACTTAAAAGATGAGCTTTCCAGATTTCAAGTAATTTTAAAAGTGCCTTTTCCAAATCTTGTTAGTACAAAGATAAAGAAGAGGCTTGATACTCGCCCAGAATGGTACAATTGGAAGACCCTGGTGGACCTTCTTCAAGCTTATGGTAGATCAATAAGAAATGATGAAGATTGGGCAGAGACTTATATTTTAGACGAGTGTTTTGACCAGATTCTTGAAAATAAAAACGTGCCTAAATACTTTTTAGATGCACTAAAGATAAAAAAATTAGCGAAAAAATAATGGCTAAGAAATCAATAGAAACAAAGTATCAAAAATTAACTGATGTCGAGCACGTTTTGCTTAGACCGTCGATGTATATCGGATCAGTCGCGATCCATACTGGAGAACAATATCTCTATGATGGAGAGAAGGTGACGATTGAAGAAGTTAATTATAATCCAGGATTTATTAAGTTATTTGATGAAATTGTTTCTAATTCAGTAGACGAACATCGTCGAAATCCTAAGTTAAATGAGATCAGAGTAACGATCAATCTAGATACAACTGAGATCTCAGTTTGGGATAATGGTGGAATTCCAGTAGAGAAGCATCCAGTTCACAAAGAGTGGATTCCAGAAATGATTTTCTCAAATCTAAAAGCTGGATCCAATTTTGATGACTCTGAACAGCGAACAGTTGCTGGTACAAATGGAGTAGGTTCGACCCTAACGAACATCTTTAGTAAAAAGTTCTCAATATCTACTTGTGATGGTAAAAACAGGTTTGATCAGACGTTTACTGATAACATGGGTAAGAGAACTACTGCAAAAATAACTCCAGCCAAGAGAGGATTTACTGAAATCTCCTTTTTTCCAGATCTTGAGCGATTTAAGATGCGATTAATCGATGAAAAGTCCTTTCAAATACTATTCAAGCGCTGTCTAGACCTAGTTGCATGTAATAATAAGCTTACATTAAAGTTAACTAGGATCAAAGACGGTGTAAAAAAGGATTTTGTACTTAAGTTTAAGAGTTTTGAAGAGTATATTCAGTTATATGCGGAAGAATACTTTTTTGAAGAGACTAGAGATTGGAAAATTGGCTTCGCTAAGTCTGAAAATGGCTTCCAGAACGTAAGTTTTGTCAATTCCGTACACACAAAGGACGGTGGGACTCATGTAGAATACATTACGAATCAGTTAATCTCTCAATTGAGAGAAATGATTAAGAAAAAGCATAGAGTTGACGTAAAACCGAGTGATATTCGTAATCATCTTTATGTTTTTATCGATTCAACTGTCGTAAACTCATTTTTTAGCTCACAAACTAAGGAAAAATTGATCACTGAGGTCAAAGATTTTGGCACTAAACATGAAGTGACTGATAAATTAGCTAAACTCGTCTTTAAATCTGAAATAATACAGTCAGTTTTAGACTGGATTGAGAAAAAAGCCCTTGCTCAAGAGAGGGCTGAGCTTAGAAAGCTAAATAAAGATCTTGATAAGACTAAAATACCTAAATTGATCGATGCTCAGCGAAAAGGAGATCGCGGTGTCTGTATTTTAGGAATATATGAAGGTCTCTCAGCAGTTTCAGCAGTTCGTAAGTTTAGAGACACTCAAATAATTGGTGCATTTCCTCTAAAGGGTAAATTTATCAATGTAAGTGAGATGAAACCCTCTGAAATCGCTAAAAACGATGAAGCTGTGCAGCTAATGGCCTCACTTGGACTTAAATTAGGCGAAGAACCTAAAGGATTACGATACGGTCGCATCTATATCTATACAGATGCTGATCCAGATGGAAGTCACATTGCCGCAACCCTAATTAACTTCTTTAATCGCTTCTGGCCTGAACTTTTTGATCAAGGTCGCGTATACAAAGTAATGACTCCACTAGTTGTCGCTAAAAAAGGCAAAGAATCTCTTAATTTTTACACAAATGATGAGTTTGACCTTTGGCAAAAGAAAAATAAGTCAACTTCTTGGGACATTGAGTATAAAAAGGGACTTGGAGCATTAGAAGACGCTGAATACGAAGAAATAATCAAAAATCCCTACCTTGTTCAAATAAAGAACGACAAAGACTATAAAGAATCGCTTGAATCATGGTTTGGAAAAGATTCTCAACCTAGAAAGGACAGGATTCTTGGAAATAATTAAACTTAATGAAATATTACAACGAATTTGAAAGAAGACCTAAATTCATCTTTATTTGGATGGTAATTATGGGATCTGTCGTGGGTCTACTTTCTTGGACACTTAAAACTTTAGGGATAGTCTAAGTAGAAGATAGAAAAATCCCGCAACATGACATTTGAAAGATTTAAACAAGTCGTTGACCAAATGGTTCAAAATTCAGCTAAACTCGACCGTTCATATGAGAATGGAATAGATCTAATCGAGTTTACAGAGGGTTATAACACAGTAATCAACTATCTTTGGGGAAACTTATTAACTCTTGAGGGTTTAGACTGGTTTGACTGGTTCATGTATGAAAAAAACTATCTACAGGACGGTAAAGGAAATCCAGAAATGCAAGCCTTTTCTAAAACCAATAATGATGAGCAAGTTGAAATCTGTAAAGATTTAGAAGGTCTTTATAATTATCTTAAAGAAAACAATTATTTTAAATGCGAAAGCCAGAAATAAAAACAGTCACTGACTATTTAGATAACGACTATAAAGAATACGCAGTATATGTCGTTGAGGAAAGAGCCATTCCATCAGTGATTGATGGATTTAAACCAACTCAACGTAAAGTAATCTTTGTTGCAAATAAGGTCTGGAAAAACGGTTCAGAGAAACCAATGAAAATATTCCAATTAGCTGGTAGAGTAGCAGCCGACGCTTTTTATCATCATGGCGACGGATCCTTAAACTCAGCTATTATTGGAATGGCTCAAAAGTTTAAAAATTCTATGCCAGTATTAGAAGATATCGGTCAGTTCGGATCTCTACGTTCTCCAGAAGCAGCTGCGCCTCGGTACATTGCAACTAAGCTACATAAGAACTTTAGACTCTTATATAAAGATTTTGAATTATTAGAATCTCGATACGAAGAAGGTAATGAAATCGAACCTAAATACTTCTTACCAATTATTCCAACCGTCCTCCTGAATGGTGGTAGCGGGATTGCAGTAGGATTCGCAACAAATATATTAAATCGAAATCCAATTAGCCTGATAGATGCCTGTTTAAAATCGCTAGACGGAAAGAAATATGCTGAACCTACTCCATGGAATCGAGAGTTTATTGGAGATTGCGAGCTAATTGATCCTGAAAAGTTTTCTTGGATATTTAGTGGTAAATATGAAGTAAAAAATACGACTACTGTAAACATCACCGAACTTCCTCCATCAATTACTTATGAGAAATTTGATCAACATCTGATAGATCTTGAGGATTCAAGAAGAATAGCAAGCTATGAGAATAACTGTAAGTCGAATATCAATTATGTTCTTAAATTTAGAAGAGAAGATCTTAAAACTTTAAATGATTCCGCTAGATTAAAGAGATTGCTTAAGATGGAAGAGCGCCAGACTGAGAACTTTACGGTTCTTGACGAGTTCGGTAGACTTAAGATATTTAATACGGCTAGCGAAATTATCGAATATTTTGTGAAATTTAGGCTCTCTTTTTATGAAAAAAGAAAGCAATTTATCATCGATGCTCTAGTACAAGAACTTATTGTTCTTTCAAATAGAGCACGTTTCGTAAAAGATATAATCACTAATAAACTTAAAATTAATAATGTTCCTAGAAGAGAGATTATCCTCTATTTGGAGACAGGTGATTTTGATGAAGTAAATGGATCATATCAGTACCTATTAGGAATGCCGATTCACTCACTTACTAAGGAAACGTATGAAGACTTAATAAGTGCAGAAATGCAAAAAAAGAGGGAACTTGAAGAGATCCGAAAGAGAGAACCGTTGCAAATGTATAGGGAAGACTTACAAGAATTGAAAAAAGCCCTACAAAAAGAGTATAATAACTAAAAATCAATATAATGAAAAGAATATCTATTTTTATCTTGCTTGCAATCTCTCTTGTTGCATGCACTGAAAACGCAAGAGTAAAAAATTGGGGAGGTGACGGAACGATCAATCTTCCTGCTGGCCGCAAATTGGTTAATATCACTTGGAAAGAGACTCAGATCTGGTATCTGACTCGTCCTATGAATTCAAATGATGTCGCGGAAACTTATCAATTCCATGAAGAATCAAGTTTTGGTGTAATGGAAGGAACTTATACGATTATTGAAACAAAAAAATAATGGCCGAGTTTTCAAAACAATATTGTGATCGTCATTTGCAAGATTTGCCAGGAGATTTTGATATCTCTGAGGTAACCAAAGATCTACCTGCTGATCATTTCATTCAGTATATCTGCGAAGGTTATGGTTTTATTGCAATCGGTAAAAATGAGTCTGGTGAGATACTTTTTGCCTTCAGGAAGGACGATGAAGAAATTGAATGGAAACCATATCATGAAGTAATAGTATAAATAATCATGAAAAAAATAACATTAATCCTTTTATTATCGGCAAGTATTAACTTAAGTTTTTCACAAGAGCCGGTTTCTAATGAATACGTCGTCGCGACAGCAGACCGTTCAACAGTATACATTGTTAATAACTCAATAGGTAAAATGATCTATGATAGTTGGATAAGCGATCCGATATACAATGGGTTTAAACCTAACGTTATCCTAGTAGATGATTTGAAAAAGTACAGAAAAAAAGTAAAAAAGAAAAATAAAAAGTAATTATGACGATTGCACAAGCACTAAAAGAAAAGAATAAGAAAGTAGCAAAGATTCAAAAACTTTGGGAAAAGATCCATCGATATAACTCTATCCAAGAAGGATCAGAAAGACCGTATAGTACTTCTGAGTTATTTCAACAAGTTCACGCTGAAGTTGGGCTACTTGTTGAGTTGAAAACTAAAATTCACGAAGCATCCTCTCCAGTTAGAGGAGACATTTTCTCCCTTTCAGAAATGAAAAATTTCGTACAAAGAGTAAAATCAGTAAGCACAACACAGGGAGCTTTTCGTGACAGATATGAAAGTACTACCTCCATAATGGTTGCAGAACTTGATATCAAGTGGCAAGATGCAAAGATCGAAGAGCTTGAAGAAAAAATAGAAAAGCTTCAAGAAAAATTAGATCAGTTTAATCATACTGCCCAGATTTAAGAAACATGGGCAATCTTAGTTAGAGTAGAGTATCATAAGCTTTTACTAGACAGCAAAGTCTATTACATTCTTGAAAAGATGGTACGATCGTGATCCTGAACTCAAACTTCCTGATACAAGAGCTCAAACAGTAATACTTATTCTCTCAAAACTCGGTAGCTAATTTTACTTTCTCTTCTAAGAGAGCCCACCATACTAAAAAAGAGGACGTATTTGTCCTCTTTTGTTGTTTAGCTAATATATTTAATAATTCTTAGTGGGTCTGAATATTCAGAAGGAGGACTTGCGTCAGTTGGATCCTGTACACCGTCTAAATCATAATCATTATAAATAGATCCATAACCAATAGTTCCATTAGGTGAACTTCCGCCTTGTGGTAAATCAGACTGATTAGTCAATTGCTCCATTAATTTCCATCGAACTACCGTTTCTCCAGTAACAAGTTTTAAGGTAATCGATTTTCTTTTTTCTTGTAATATCGTACCTACTCCTATTGAGTATCCTGGATTTCCAGATGGTTGTGAGGCAGCAGTTTCCGTATATACTTCATCATAAAAGTCAATTAAATCTTCAATATTTGAAAATATTAAATCGTTTCCGTTAATTGAATGGATATTACTTGTCTGTGCTATTACTGACTCTACATCAGCTATTGGATATATCCAAGAAGTATTAATTATTACGATATATTTATTAAGTAGTGCACTAGATCCAGCAGCTGCCGCTGCCATCGCTGCACTATACATAGCTTGTTCGAAAAGAATTTGCTCTTCCATTTCTTTACGAGCTTTCAATTGTTCCGGAGTCTCATGTCCCCAATTTATAAATGACATACCATTTTATTATTTTAAAGTTAGATCTTTATTTTATAGGCAGTTGTCTTAGCGACTCCTTTTAATTCTTTTAGCGGTTCACATGAGTGTAACTGTAATTCTGAAAGTAATCGACCACTTCGCTTACGTTTACCTTCCCAACATCTTTGTTGATAATCAATAATCTCTAGCTTACGACTCTTCTTAGAAACCAAGTCTTCGATTTTCTTCTCTTCATCTTTAGGCAAAGCATCGGTAAAACTAAAGGACACATATCCAGGTTCAGAAACAGTCGATTCCATTCTAGATGCAGTGTTTACTGTGTTTCCAAAATAGTCCCATAATTTCTTGCCTTGAATATCAGTCTGTTTCTTATATAGTGGGCCCCAGCAGATTCCTAATCGGATTGTCATGTTCTTATCCTTAATCTTGATCGGATCGTTCTTAAGGTCTTCCTGTATCTCCATGCCTGCTTCTACCGCTCTAAGTAAAGAGTCCTTTCCTTCAAAGCTTACCATATAGCTATCACCAATCGTTTTTACTATCATTCCATTGAATTTTGAGACGACCTTTATCATTCTTTTACTATGCTCTTCTAGTGCATCAAACATGCCAGATTGGTGTAGTTTCCATAATTTGGAACTCGACTTAACGTCCGTAAAAAGTATAGCCTGTTCTTTCTCTTCAAGCTTTTTTAGAGAGTCAATGCTCTCCCAAATTGGATATGAGACTAAGTATTTCATTGATCGAGGATCTTGCATCTTTAATTGTAATTATTTTAGAGTCAATAAATACTTAAGCTTATTGATTGCGCCTAGCATCTCATCTCGTAGGTTTAAAAGATCGCTGTCCTTATTACTATCTAGCTTATGATTAAAAGATAATAAGAATTCAGTGATAGTCTCTAAGAATTCCTCTATGTTAACCTCTCCAATGTTTCCCAATAAGATAGCATCTGATTCTCCTTCTAGGGCAACTCTTCCATATTTACCCATATATGTTTCCATAAACTCGTCTGATAGGTCACTAAGGGTATCATAGATTCCACCGTATGCTTGATGTTTAGCATAAGATTGCGTTTGCCAATGAAACACTTTAAATTGAGACTGTATCCCTAAGAAGGTTGACATTAAACTTGTCATAATTTTTATAAGTTTTTTATTATTTATCTCAATAAACAAAAAAAGAGGACTCTTTCGAATCCTCTTTTGTATTAAGATTTACTCTTTACTTGATTATGCTATTGTAGCAAATGGTAATGAACCAGTAAGAGTCGCGATAGCGTCTGAAGTTACATCAATACTAATGTATTGAGTTTCAGGGTGCCATCCTGCTTCAGTAATCGCGTATCTTGATTTCATACCGATTTTTGGAGAGAATGTTCCTTCAGAGATAGTCTGAAGAGATTCAGCCATGATGTATGGCATGAATTTAACACCTGGTTCTTCGTCAGCACCTTTACGTCCAATTACGATTCTTGAGTCTCCCCAAGCCATGTTAGGATCAACGTAAACTTGTACTCCATAAACTTTACCAGCTGGGTAAAGGTTACCTGCAACTCCACCCATATCAGTTGGAACTTGTGCGATTGAGTAACCAGCAACATCAGCCATTGCAGAAGCAACACGTCCGTTAGTTACTAAGAAAGTACCAGCTCCAAAACGTCCTCTGTGGTAAATCAAGTTTGCCATTTCAAGAACTTTTGTAACCAATCTTCTTTGTAATGTAGAAGTGTTATCAAATCCACCAGCTTGTAGGTCAAGAGTATTAATACCTCCACCTTCAACTAGGTTAACTTCAGTTGCGTGAACATCAGCTAATTGTAATACTCGGTCAACTAATCTTTTGTTGATTGATTGAGCTAAGTCATTAACCGCTACGTTTTCCAACATAGAGATAACGTCATAATTCCAAACTCTGTTCAAGTCTTGGATTTGCTCAACTGTTGCAGAGATAGATACTTGATCAGTCTCAGCTTCAACAAACTTAGTGAACATTCTTAATCCCATTTGACGGAATTTAGAGTTCTCACCATCTGCTCTTTTCATTGATCCAGGTACATTTCCTGTATCAGGAAGGTATGAACCATTGAATGCAGTAGTTGCATAATCAGCATCAGATACTGAAGTAAAACCAGAAATATGATTTTCTAGTGCAGAAACTAGAGATACTGCAGTTGCATTACCAGATGTATCACCATTGATAGTAATAGTGTTACCTACGATTGAGTTAGCTAATGTGCTTCCTGCATTAACTTCATCAACTACTTTAGCGATCAATTGACCATCTACACGAGAGTATCCTACGAAATCAAGTGTAAAGTCTCCTGCACCACCACCACTAACTGTGATAGAATCACCTGGATTTGGAGTTGGATTGAAGTCAGCTGCCGTAACGCCTTCGATTTTAACTAAATAAGGATCGAAATCACCAGCACCAGTTCTACCACCTGCATATAAATAATCCAAGTAAGGAAGGAATCCAACTGGAGAATCCATAGGGATAACTGGAACTAGGTCGAAACCAATAGTTTTTGCTGCTACTTGAATAGCAACTGGTAAAAGTGATGGAAATTTATCACCAGAACCATTAGCGTCTGCGCCGAATGAATTTTTAGCACCTGCAGTGAACGGAGTCATTGCTGATGTTGGAGCAGATGGATTTCCCATAAAACCACCAAGAGAACCTGGAGTTTGGAAAAATACACCTGGAGCAGTGTTTTCAAAGATCGGTGTAGTGTTATCAAAAATCGCGTGGTTGTGAGCATACTCAGCTAACCATGGAGTTTTAGCAACATCCGCACCGTAACCTTCTAAAATCGGCTGCCATGTGTTCGTTAAGCGATTGTCGCTTGAACGCTTGAAAATTTTAGTACGTGCCATTTGTTAAAATGATTTTTTTATTTTTTGTTACAATCTAGAGTTTGCGCCTCTTAGCATAGTCTCTAAGTAACCTTGAGAGTAACCTCTCTGCATCTCAACAACCTGATCTACAGGTATTAGGCCTTCTGTACTTTGGCTTTCGTTGAGTTGTTGCATTTTTTTATTGTTATGTTTTTGAATTTCAATTCTTTCATTGATACCTCTCATATCAAGATCATCCCAAAATGCTTTAACTTGGTATGGAGTGTTTACGTTATAAAGTTGTGCTTTAGCGTGAACTTTACTTTTTTCACTCTCATTCATTTCATTCCAAGTAGGTTTGTATTCTGCTGGCATGAATCTGATATAAGTAGGGATATTTTGCTCTTTGTGGTTTACCACTGCTTCCATGATTCCAACGATATCATTTTCGTTAAACCATACTGATCCGTTAAGAGCTTCAACAATTGCTTGTTTAGTATTTGATTCTAATCCAAAGAAAGATTTCTTATTAGCTTCGCTCATAACCTTTAAGAAAGGATATTTGCTTTCAAGAACAGCTTTAGAAGATTTATCATTTACTTCAGTGATTACTTGATCAACTTTAGAGATTAAATTATCAATAGAGTTAGATTCATCTAATTTAGAAACTCCTCCTAGAACGTTTCTTACTCCTACTGTATTTCCTTCTCCTAAAGATTCAGCGATGTATTCAGCATAACCGATAGTTTTACCAACTGTCTCAGCTAAATATTGAGCATAATCACGATTCAAGTTAATGTTTTCAGAAAGATATTCTCCGAATTCGATTGAACGATTAGTTCCTTCAGCAACATATTCAGTGTATTGAATATTTTTATCTAGCTCTTCAGCCAAATAATTTTGGTATTTAATAGAGTTATTTACGTTTTCTTTGATATATTCAGCGTAATTAATTGACTCATTTAATTTTTCAGAAATGTAACTTTGGTAGTTAACTGACTGATTCAATTTTTCTCCTAAATAAGAAGAATATTCAATTGAATTGTTAACTGTTTCAGATACATGTTCAGTATAACTAATTGACTCATTCAATTTATGAGAAAGGTAATCAGCGAAATTAACGACTCCTTCTAATGATTCTGCTAAATAATTAACAAATCCAATTAGTTCAGAATTACTAGTTCCAGTTGATTTAGCAGACTCAAGAATAGACTTGTGATTCTTAATTTCTTTCTTAATCCCATTGAATTGTGTTTTAAGAACTTCTGAATATTTGTCCATTTGTTCTTTTGTTACAAACTCGGCCATCGTGTTGTTATTTTTTTGTTCTTGCAAAGTCCCTTGGAATTGTATTCCTGAACTATTTTCTAATTTATTTATCTTATAAACTTTAAAATTATCCGCGAAGTTTAAACTTTCCGAAATATCCATTAATCCAGATTTTTGAATAAATGAATTTTCTTTCATTGCGTTATAGCTTTCAGTAATCATTGAAAAATCGCTCTTTAAAGACTCGCTAACAGTTTTACGTAAGATCGCTTCAGTAAATCCAGGTTCACCTACTAAATCGTAAGTAAAAATTCGTTGTAGTTTTACATTACCGCTCTCACTAACTTGACCAGCTGCTCTTGAAGAAACAGATAATTGAACTCCTCCATCAAGTAACGCTTTCGCTAATTTACCGTGTGGAGTGTTTTCTAATAGTCGAACTTTAATGTATACTTTGTCACCACCATCATAATTAAGAGCTTCGATAATATGAGAAGCTTCGCTTAATTTTGGTTCAAAGTGTTGAGGATGGTCTACCGTTCCTACCAACTGTCTTTTTGAGATCTTATCTTGAAGATAAGTAAGGTGTGGAAGGTATTCTGATTTTTCATAGACTCTTCGGTTATTGTTCATTTGACCGAATACTGCACATACTCCTTCAAGTACTGCACCTGATGCTGATGACTCTCTTACTTGAAGTTTTTCACCAACATTTTCAACGACTAGCACCCAGTCGCCATAGTTAATTTGTGCTGAATTTAGATTTGACAAAGCCCAAAATATTTTTTATTATTTATTAAGAGCTATTTGAAACTTTTTAAGTTTTATTTTCGTAATCTGATAATATCGATTTTAATTTTAATAAATCTTCATTCGATATGTCTTCTATTTGAGGCAACACGACATTAAACTTGACTAAGTATTCTCCAATCTTTCCTTGATCGTTTAATATTCCTTCATTAGGTATTGAGAATTTTAAATTTGAAGCAGACTTGGGATTATTAAAATCGACTTCATACTTCTTATTTACCAGGGTTTCAATCTTTGTCTTTTCTTCACCTGCCAAGACTCTAATTAGCGGAATATCGACTGTGTGGATTATTCTATTCTCTTCAATCTTTATTTTTTCTGGAACTATTAATTCTAATGTGACTAATAGATCTCCCATTAGAGGAACCTGTTCAATATCGCCCCATATGTTTAATTGACTGCTGACATCCTCATTTCCAAGCTTAGGCACTCTTGCCGATACTATATAAGCTTCACCATCTCTTTTGATAAGAATATATTTTGATCTTAGATCAATAGTTATCGCTATATCCCTCTCCTCTTCTATTTTATCAAAGGTCAAAAGGTTGCCTGATTTTCCAGTATAATTGATTTTTTCTCGAGTAAAGCTCAGTTCAATCTTTTTTCCCAACATTGCATCCTTTAACTCTAGCTTATCATGAACATATATGTTTAGATGATCTGTGCTTGGTGGAGCGGAATGAGTTTTACCCTGAGTTTTTCTAGCTCTTTCAGATGATCTTCTCCTAAAGTCAGAGTCTGAAAAATTTCTAACGAAATCATCAAATCCAAATCCACCAGAAGTCTCGCTAAATCTGCTTGAATTCCAAGGATTTGAGTTCTTTTTATCGTATTCTGCTCTCTTCTTCTCATCACTCAATACCGTATATGAATCTGAAATCTTTTTAAAGAGTTCCTCTGACTCCTTATCACCATTCGTTTTATCTGGATGATATTTTATTGCGAGTTTTCGATATGCTTTTTTTATCTCGTCTTGGGTAGCAGTTTTTGAAACTCCTAAGTTCGTATAGTGATCCATTAATTGGGATTTTTTCTAAACTTGATCTAATTTATATTGTATAAGAAAAAAAGAAAAGGTTCTATGGAAAAGTCTAAGGTGTGTGTATCAATAGATTGGAAGGCGACTGATTCTCTAAATAGTCTAACGATATTAAAGAATTTAATTAAGTCATTTGATGGTACTCGAGTCGATTATATCACTCTTGATCTCTATAAATGCTCGATGATTAACGTTAATATGTGCGATGAACTTGATAATTTTTGTAGAGAACGAGGAATCTCATGGTTTCCAATAGTCACCTCAATTAGAGCAATTAACTTAACTCGACCTTATTATTCTAAATTACCGAACGGTAAAATTGGCTACATGGTAGGGATTCCTTCCGACTGTATTAAAGACACGAGTCTTCTCAGCCACGCTAGGGATAGTTCAGATTATCTGGTCCTATACACTGGCGGATGCACACAAAAAGAGATCGATCGAGCGATTGAGGCCGCTCAACCAGATCTAGTTATTCATCACTCTCAAGGAGAAGTCAGATTAGATTACATAAAATATCTTCAGGGAATTACGATCGAATTTGAAAAACGATATATTACTGGATTTAAAAATAATTACCTAACGAGCTCCTCTCTTCTACTTGCTGCTCATATGCTGGACGCAAAGTTCCTAGAATTTACAATTGAAGTAACAGATGATGTCACTGAATATTATCTGGATAGCCCAGGAGTATTCGATCAGTATTATCAATTGGTAAATGATCTTGATCTAATAGATAACTCTAGAGGAGGTTATGAGGCCCGCAAGCTAAGTAAACGGGAAAAAGAACTTAAAGGAAAATGAAGATCACATTAAAAAATATCAAACACTATATCGAGGGCAATGTCAAGATGCTTGGAGACAAGATGTATCTCCTACCTGAACACGAAAAGGAACAGGTCGCATATCGAGCAATGATTTGTAAAGATGAATGTGTAAAACTTGGATACTGTGTCTATTGTGGATGTGATATTCCAGGTAAATTATACGTTAAGGATTCATGTAACGGAGGAGAACGCTTTCCTGACCTCATGAAAAAAGAGGAGTGGGAAAAGTTTAAACTTGATAATGAGATTAGCCTGGAATAAGAGATAATCCTTGAGTAACGATTGATAATGTTTCTACCAGTTTCAATATTGGCGCAGGTAATTCAAATTTCAATTTATTTGCCAACATCATCACAGTCGTTAAGGAAGATAGCACAATATTTAGAGTCTTAAGAAGACTCTTTTTTGTTTGTAGAGCAATTCCTAAAGTATATGCTGGATTTGCTGAAGACGGCGGAACAGAAATTGCAGTAGGAACAACTGTTAATGCCATAGTTGTTTGAACCTCAGTCGGAATAGAATCAAGGGCCTCCTTTGCCGTCTTATATTCCTGTTTCATTTTAATGATCTCTTCTTCAACCATCGGTTTTAAGTTTTTCTTCGCATCTTCAATTGCTTTTTTCTTAGCCTCATCCACCTTTGCCGCAGCTTCATCCTCAGTCATTCCTCTTTCAATGTTTTCTTCTTTTACCTTGTTCAGGTTTTCAAACTGACTCTTTAAAGCATCGTTTTTTTGAACTAAATTATCTAGTACCTTGTCTACATTCAGGCCAGGTATATTTTCGCCTAATTTTCCTAATTCAGATATTGCTTTAGTTTGATCTTCTATTGCCATAACAATTTATTTAGTTTTTGACCATTGACTTAAGTAATCGAGCGTCATCAATGGAAGAGGAGGAGAACCTGCCCCTGAATGTGTGTGAGAATTAAACAAAGACATAAATGCATTTCCTTTTATCAAGGCTTCAGTCGCATCTTTACCTAATTCTATATTTGGCGAATCGACAACCACTTTATTATCAGTTTTTATAGTTATCAGGTTATCTGGCGCCAAGTTTATGCTTGCTCCTTTTACCGAGATCGTTAGTCCTTTACTTACGCTAAACCATAATTTTAATTCCTGATCTCCGTCAAAAAGAACAATGTGACTTCCTTCATATTCAGTATTCAATTCTTCCTTTACGTCTTGTGCCAATTCATGAATAGCAAAGTATTCAGGAGAATAAGGATTACCGTTATCAAACTTTACTGCAACGATACTTCCGACTTTAGGAATAGAAATAGAGCCAGCCTTGCCCTCCTGTCCAAAGAAGAGACTCTTATTTTTAGGATAAGCCCATGGAATATCCTCAGCGGGTAAATCGTCATGAATGCTATATACTCTAACTCTAGCTCTACCCTCTTTTCTAGGATCGTCTATAAGCTCGACTACACCTAAGAATTGCTTGTCTCTTAAGTCATCGATATCTCTATTTGATATGTCGTGATTTCTGTCTAGCATATTTAATTTTTACTTTATCTAATCATTAAGTTTTACCTAGGATTATTTGTAGGATATATGTCACCAATATTTTTAATATTCGGTCCGCCGAAAGCTGCACCTAGTGCAGGATTCACAAGACCGCCGACTAATTTTAATTTTTCTTGTAATCCCTGTACTCCCTTATCCACGAATCCTCCGACGTATGGAAGATCAGACGCTCCATTCACTTTAGATTGGATATTTGCTGCAGTATTCAATGCGCTCCATGGATCATTTAGTGCATTAATAATAAGATCATCTGAAATTTTTGAAGAATCATGATATTCACTTTCTTCTTCAAAATATCCTACGTTAATTTTAAATTTATTCGTAGCCGGTTCAGTTGATTTAGTCGTATCTATGCTTAATTCGGTCCCACCTGCAAAAGTCTCTGAGAAATCAAACTCACATTGTCTACACTTAAATTTCATGTATCCAAATTGTTTCATCGGGTTACTTTGATCCAATTGCTGATTTCCTAATAGTGAGCCTAATCCTGCACTAGCATCAGTAAGTGTCTTATTTAAACCGCTCGTATCTATTCCTAGAGCACTTGTCATATTACTAAAAGAACCAGCCGGATTATATCGAATGTTTCTAGCTTCAGCGATGTATATGTCAACACAGAACCATCGTAAGTTATCAGGTATCATTTCTCTCATGTATACTTTATCGTATACTGCAGATCTATATAAGTTAGCAATTTCAGTTATCCTTAAGTCTATTGCTTCAAGTGTTTCAATAGTTAGGACAGCTTCCTTTCCCTTCCAGGCAGTTGTCATATCTGTCGCATTTGACCAAAGTGTATCTAATCCTTTAATGGATTGAAAATACCATGGTGCATTAAATGTTAAATATTCCAGAATGGACTTGAATTTTGCTAAGTTCGCCTCCTTGTCTTTATATCCAATTGATCCTAAGTATGTCTGAGCACTATAATAATTATTCTCTGATCCCTTTTCAAAGAGAGGACTCATATTCAATAACTCTTCTCCCAAACCTAAGCTTTCAAATCTAAAATCCAACGCAAATGTTAAATATGTCGGCTGATCATATGGGTCCATGAAAAAACCCTTTTTGAAATTATCGACTTTATTTCTTACTCCATAAAAATTATGCATTAGCTGTAAAAATTATTTTATTTGGAGTCCACTCTCTTCTAGCTAAGATGAGCTCTGTGTAAAAAGAATGTTCATCAGTGGGATCAAACGTATATCTTGCTTCTTTTACATAATACCAACCAGTAAGCTGTGAATCTAACACTTCTCCCTCCATTTTTTGACTATTTGTGTCTATCTGGTCCTCTCCAGTAGGATCAGTTTCTTTACGTATTTTTTCTCCTAATGATGAAGTTAGTAACACAGGTATCGTCATTCCTCTAATCACTTGAAAATTTACCCCTTTCAAAAGAACTCTAAGTTTTATTTTTTCAAGCTCTTTTAAATTATGTGAATTAAAAACTCTAGCCGCATTCCAATGCTCGTGAGTATTACCATAATTAATATTCATCCATTTCTTATTACCAACTTCTTCCATTCCTTCATCATCTGGAATCAACATTGACGAATCAGGTAGATTTGGAGTATTCGTAGGAGCAACAAAAAATTCCTTAAACTTATTAAGTTTTCCATTCTTTACTTCTACTGGTTCGAAGTGATCATAATAATAAATCTTTTTCTTATATCCGTCTCTTTTAAGAACTGCACCCTGATCAGATATTAAATTTGCTTCATATATGTAATTAGGTTGTTTTAAATTCTTTCTTAGATTCGTTAAGAAATTGACGACTGTCGCCTCAGCAAATGCAGTATTTACTGGATCGTTCTTCTGTGTTTGTGATACGCCAATCGACAAAGGATCCGAGTTACTTGAAAACATTTCATCCACTTCAGTTTGAGCCATCTGTTCATTTACATTAATTAAATTAAAGATTAACTCTTTACTTATAAACCCTGAAAAGAACGATTCATCATCTTGATATACATAATTTATTATATCTTTTAGGAAATTCGCTGGACTAGTATTGTAATTTATCCAAGTCATAGTATCAACTGGTGTAAAATCATTTTGCGCATATCCTAATCCTAAATCAGAACACACTGCCTGAATAGTTTCAGATGAAGTCATATTGGGATAACTCTTAGATACATTGTTGTACAATCTAGGAACAAACAGCTCGGCCTTAATCATATACGTTATTCCTTTGCTTAAAGTCAAGTTAATTCCTCTATTCTTAACAGGTATTGATTTTACACTAGTAATTAAATAATCTGACCTAACTGGTTTTAATTTATCATTTCCACTATTTATGAATATGCTTAAAATCAAATTTCTTTTTGGAAAATAATTTCCAGAAAATTCTCCGGCAGAGTCAGTAAATGTTATATCTACCTTTGGAATAAAACCCGACTCGTCTATGACTAGATATTCGATATCTGTTACTACTTGCCCTGCCAATTTAACAAAAGGTGTATTTACACCGGCCTTTTGACTAAAATCCTGATGATTCTTATTTTTTCTAGTAATCGATGGAGTTGTGCTCTCATTCGAGTTATCAAAATCATCCAGAGTTATCAATTTAATCGATGGCTGGCTATACGTTTTTATTATTTGTTTAAATGCCATTATTAAATGCCAGTTTTATTTTTCAATTGATCCTGTACTCTATTTCGAGTAGAAGATTGATTAGTATTTGTTGAACTAGTCTGAGTCATTTCTCCACCGAGAATTACTCTCCCATTTACTACTTTTACGTTCTGTACACCAGTTAAATTAACATTCGGTGGAACTACCTCAGAAACCTTTGTCCTAATTGAATCAAGTCTCTGTTTATCTTTACTTGTTTTAGGCTTAATGACAGCATCTTCATTTTTCTTAGCAGGGTCAGTTCCTTTTTCTGATACTATTTTTGGTGGAACTACCATTTTTGAAAGCTCATTAGATGCTGGAATCAATAATATCTCTCCCTGGTTTAAAGAAAAAGGATTAGATATTCCATTAAATTTTAATACTGCATCCCAACTATCTTGTGAAGAATATACGCGTTCTGCCAATAAGTCGGGTCGCATCGTCTCATATTCTGACACAACAATCGGGCCAGCTGAAATACTCGTTTCTCCAAATTTAAACGTAGAACTAATTAAGTCGGTCATTGATTCACCTAATAAATTAGTAACGATTCTTTTTACTTTTAATAATTTAGAACTTAACATAATTAATCAACAGTATATAATTTTAAAAAATAATCAGGTAGAATTTTAGATGCTCCAAATCCGGGTCCATATATTGAAGAGACGCTCGGCTCAAAGTATTTAGCAACTTCTTTTGCTCTAGACATTGACGTCTCCACGTTCTGTGCAGAAGTAGTTGCAGCCGGCTTAGCAGCAGCCTCTAATCCAGTAGAAGTCGGTAGAGTCCCAGTTGAATCTAATAGTCTTCTACTGTTATATTCACCATATGAGTTTCTTGTACTTGCAGGTGGCTCAAGAGCAGTAAAGTACATGTCACCGCCGCCGTGATTAAACATAGACTCAATGTCCTGTTTTGCCCTAGGTCTTCCATGATCTAAAGTGACTGTGAATTTCACTTCAGTTGGGAAATCATCTGCTCCAAGTTCATCTGAAAAATTAATTGATGTGCTTTTTAGAATTAAGTTACCTATTGCTGCCACTGGATCCATCGGATTACCCACCATTAAGTGCCATTCGCCTACTGCTCGACCATCAGCTAATGCTCTCATTACTAGTGGAGTCTGGTGTAGATTGCCTATTCTTGAAGCAATCAGATTCTGTCCAACTCTACTTCCTGCAAAATCACCTGCAATCTTTTTCATTTTTTCTACAACACCGTCTCCTCCTTTTGCAGTATTTCCAACATTATTTAAAAATTCCTTAAGATCTGCTCCGCCTGCTTGTACCATTTGAGAAAGCATTGACATCAATTGCTTTGATGCATCAGCATAGTCTCCTTTTTCCATAGAGTCAGTATTAAATCCAGGCAAAAGCGGACCAGTCTGTTGAAAATAACGATATCCTCCTCCCCAAAAAGATGCTCTATTATATGTTAATGATAAAAAATTACTAATCAAATCTAGCATTACGATCTTTGGATTAAGACCGGCAAGTTGACCGTTTGCTCGTAGTCTATATTCAAAAGTTAATGCAATCTCATTTTTAAAATCATATCCTCTATCTCTAATATACGTCTGATCAATCACATTCAAAGGACCTCTTACTCTATTTGCATACGAACCATCATCAAATTGTTTCTTTAGATTTTCTTGCAAAGTTTTATCATATCCAGATATAGCAAAAGGATTAGTCTCTCCCATGCTTCCAAAGGATGCAATTAACGCTTGTCTAGCCGTCTCATTTTTTATACCGGCAGCATCTAATAAGCTCTCTAATTTAATCTCATTTCCTTGAACATCCTGTATTTTATCTTCGCCTTCACCAGGATACAGCTTCCAATTGAATCCCCAAGTCATGCCAAGAATCTTAGATAATGAGTTGTCAGTATCTCCACCCCACCATGTGACTGCTTGTGCAATCGGAATAAGCGGTAATTTATCTGAACTTACTTGTAAATTATCTTCAACTGGCATCGGATATCTACGTAAAGTCAATAGTCTATTATTTGGAATTTTACCATACCATTTACATTGGGTAAAATCTTGAAGAGAATAAGGATATGGATATAACGGACCTTTATGATTTGATGCAAATTCAGCTTGTTTATTTGCCCATTTATAAATATTAATTGCACTTGGGTTCTGAACTACCATTTTCTCCTTGCGTTGTTCTCGAAGAGCCGATGCGTTTAATTGCAATAATGCTTTTGAGCTATCATACGTTAGTCTATGTCCAGATAAGTTATAGTTACCTGTAGTATTCGCATTCGCACCTGAACCAAATTCAGAATATCTAAAAATATAGAATGGATTAAACAGAGAAGAAGTCCCGATTATTGGTATCTGTTCACCGGATGCTCCATCAACCTTTGCATTCTTCTCAACAGTTCCGCTATCGGTTTGCTGTTGTTGTGAAGTAGTCGAATTAACGGATGAAAAATTTAGAATATCTGCAGAAACTCCATTTACTCCTAATATCGGTCCTTTCATTATCTCAGTTTTTATTATTTATTAGGATTTAAAAGAAGTAAGATTAGCCCTTACTTTTCATAAAATCATTAAAGTTTGAAACTTTCGTTACAATCTTTTTCTTTTTACTCTTTTTACCTGGACCAGCCAATGCAAAAGTATCCATGTTATCGGTCGGTAAGGTGTCAGGCGTCTGGAAAGTAGCCCCTGGAGCAACTCCAGCCGCATCTTCATTTGCTTTCTTTTCAGCTGTCTTGTAGAATTTAGGGCCTTCTCCTTTTTCATATGGAGTAAGTCCTACTGCATCTAATCTCATTTTATTGGTCGCTTTTTCAACTCCTTTTTCAAAGTCTCGACCTCCCTGTTTGCTTACGCCATATACTCCACCTTTAATGATACTATATAGACCATTAAAGACCGCTTGATTTTGGTCTGCGTTCTTTTTAGCCAATGCCATATCACCACGATCTGGGATAGTTGAAAACAAACCAACGGCTATCTGACCTAGTCCTTTAAGAAAGTTCTTTAGTGGGCTCTCAGCGATTCGATCTGCCTCACTAACAGCTAATCTTACCTTTTGATAAAGAGGAAGACGGAGGTCAGGTTTTAGCTGGATACCTTTAAAGTTCTTCATGTTAAAGTCTTTAGAAAGATAATAATTTTTGATCTCTTTCTCCTTCTCTTGAGTAATTGATTTGACCTTAGCTATCGCGTTATCCGTATCTCTTTTTGATAATTCGCCATCGACTTCGCTCTCAATATATTTAATTATCCATACACTACTGATCTGTAGATATGCCAATTGATTCTCTTCAAGTGCACTCTCTTGGGTTCTAGCTGAATTGTTGAATTGTGCAATCCTTGCCGAATCTATCAATACTTCTTTGATCGAAGCTTCTAACCATGCAGTATTTTGGCTTTCGAGCTTCTTAAACAGTTTATAGTAATCTCCACCTGGAGGAGTTATTTCGCCATTTGACATAGGTGGAAGAAGCGCTGAACTCAATGCGCTCATTAGTTTTTCCTTGATCCTATTCTTTTTTCTTAGACTTGGTCTCTCATTCTTAGTGATCTCCTTCTCTTTTGCCTTGATTGGGCCAGCAAAGAATTTAGAATAGCCTAGAGCATCGATTAGAGGTTTCCAATCGACTTGTAGTCTCTCCATAGTCTTCTCGTCATTCGGCAAGTTTGAAATTACGTGCTCTGTATCTTTCATTGAACCGGCAACTTCCTTTCGGATCGTATCTTCTGTTCTCTGTACGAGCTTAGTTAACTTTTTCTTATATGAATCATTCGCTAGAGCCTTAGCCTTTTCTGCGATCTCAGGATTCTTTTCAAGGAGGTCTGCAAGCTCCTCTTTCTTCATTACTTTCGATTCTCCATTTGAGTCTATTACTTCAAACTCATTAGTCTCAACTGTATTATCGATGCTTCCGATCTTATTGACCTTAACCGTCGGCTGATCAGATTCAGTAGAAGTGATTAGAGCAGCATCTAATTGTTTTAATGCCAAGAGTAAATTGGTCTCTTTATCTAGTTCTGGCAAGTCCGATGCATACTTAAATATTAGGTGCATCTTATAGATTCTTCCCTTAACGTCAGCTTCTCTTAAAATAAATTTCTTATATCCTTCAAAATTAAGAGACGGGTCAGTCTTCTTCTTATCTGATGATAGAGCACTTAGACTCTTTTTAGATTTAGTTAAGTATTCGCTCATCCACTCAACTTTTCCAGGAGCAACTAACGCAAGTAATACCTTCTGTAATTCAGGCTGGTCCTTTATTTTTTCCAGTGTAAGAATATCTACCTTCTGTAAGACTTGTTCAATTGATTCAAAGGAAGTTGTTCTAGCGATTCTATCTGAGGTATCTCCGCCTATTCCTGACTCAATTATATTGAGAAGTTGGTCAAATTCAGATGATTTATTATCGTCTTCCTTCTCTTCAGTCTCATTTACTATCGACTCGTTGATTCTAAGCCAGTTTCTTAAATATGCTTCAAAACTCATGTGATCTTTGAGATTTTAATTATTTATCTCTCTTTTTAAACTGCTCATATGGAATTACCCACATGTTTCGTTTAACTTCACCTTGCATGAAGTCATAAACGGATTTTCCGCCTTTACTCTCCTCTGGGTGTTGAAGTACTGCGTTTTCTAGCTTCGCTTTACCTTTTCGGTAATCTTCAAAATTTTGCTGACTCTTGTTTTTCTTAGACACATCACTTGATTATTTTAAAGTATCGATTGGCTCATTATCATTTCCACACTTATGGCATACATATAAATCATCGCCTCCATCAACGATTGCCCAATTCCATCCACAATTATCACATATGATACGAGTATCCGTTACCTTTTCAAATATGTAAGTAACGTGGTTTAAAATATACTTCATAAAAATAGTACTTATTTCTAAGTTATTTATTTCAAAGTAGTATATTCTCCATTTATAAAGTTAATGTGTTGAGCTTTAGAGTCTTCGTGAATTATCACGTGAGATTGTAACCATGCACTAGCTCCTATGTTGTACCCGACTCTTAAATGAGTTGATGTTCCTACAGCTAGAGCTCCGTCCTTTCTTCCTGGCGAGTGATAATGTCCTACTACGATCTTATGATTCAGCTTTCTAAATTGCTGTAAAGATCCTCTACTACCATTCGAACCAATGTCTCCATGTTGACCTAATTCCCATCCATTAACAATATAACTGTCGCTTCTTCCTAGAGTTATAAAGTGTGGATATTTATTGTTTATCACCCATGGAATCACACCGTTTGGCGCTTCGCCGCTTAGAATAGCCGACGAATATTGCATGTATTCTAGCGAGTTTTTAGGAGTGACTGTTCTTCGCCAATCAGTATTTTTTAACCACCGGTCCACGAAATCATCATGATTGCTTCGAACAATGATAGTATTATAATCTTCAAACTCAGCTAAACACTGAAGTAATTGTTCAATCTCTTTCTTTAGAGAATTGGTACCATCTATCTCTTTTTGATATTGAAGGAATGGATCCTTCTCTTCATGGTGACTAATTGATTTTCCATCAAATACATCATGTAATATCACGTGTTCTGGATGAAGATCCTCCATTAATTCTAGAGTCTTGTTAAGTACTCTAGGATCATGACTACCGATATGAAGATCTCCCCAAACGATTGCAGATACTCGTTCAATCCTAGTAACTTCTTCTTGTTTTACTCTATAGAAAAGATCAGTAAAACTTCCATCATCAGTTGCAGTGACCTGTCTCATAAAGAATATCTCTCCATTCTTGATCTCTACGATTACAAAACCTAGAGTATGGTGAAACTCTCCCTTTTTACCCGATTTAGAATCAGTGTAATTCTTAATCGTACATGCTCCAGTGGTAACCATCATTTTTGGAGCATTTCCCTCAAGTACTGGAATCATCTCCATTTGTACTTTAGGAGAACCAAAAACACAAGAGTTAATTCCACTTAATCCTTCCATTCCAGTCATTGGATTAACTGCAGTCGGTTGAATCTTCACGTCTGACATGATAGATAAGTACTTATGAATGTCATGACGATTTGCGTCTAGATACCCTAATACTTCGTCTGCCCAAACTTCCTCATACTCTTGATTAGAAGTCCAAACGCTAGTTGGGTTTTTATATCGACCAGCAATCACATGAATATCAGCATTGATAAATTCAGCATATGCTTTAATATTATTTAGAAATTCAGTATGAACTGGTGTATTGTTTTGTGCCCAAGTTATTATGAAGCGCTTAGTCTTCTTATTATACTCTCTTACTTGAGCTATTTTGAGTTGAGGTGAATCCTCTTGTATTCTTGTGGTGAGTTTGAGCTTTGAGACCCATTTTTCAATCGTTCGTCTAGAGCATTCGAATCTTTCAGATAAAGTTGAGATACGTTCATCCCAGGAAAGTTCTTTGTTGTAATAAGTCTCGCATATGTAAACTTTGTCAGATTCATCTAATTCATTAAACCTCATATTAGGAAAGTTTTGTATATTATATTAGAGAATCAATTAAAGTTTTACGCTATATCTTCTGGTTGATCCTCCTTCATATCAGGCTCAATAAAACGTGAATCCTGATTAGCTTCATTTACGTTAAGTGTCTTTCCCACCTCATTTTGTAGATTAAAAAACTCGGCTGAGATTGAGGCAGGTGTCTCTTTCTTAAATCCTTCAAAGTTTGAAGTTTTAATCATGTCAATTATCTCTTCAGACTTTACAAAGCTCGGAAGTTCGACTATTTTAAAGTCCTTTGATATTCTTAATGGAATATCTCTCTTCTTAATATAATCAAACTGTAAAGCATAATCCTTTACTCGACGATCAGTGGTTCCCCATAGGATCGGTTCGTATTTTGGTCTAAGTTCTTTTATGATATCTGATATCTGCCCGCTAGGGACAATCATGACGTTCGCAATCAATTCAGGATATTCCTGCTGAACTTTATTCAGCATTAATCTAGTTAGGCCTAAAGAAAAAGGCGACTTTTTTGTAGGGATCTCCCTCTTTATTGCAATAAAAACTGTCTTGTTTCCATTCTTCTCCTTCAATGCTTTGGCTGCTTTGATATGACCCATCGTTACTGGCTGGAATCCTCCAATTAGGATATTTATGGGTTCAGCTTCTTGTTTTTCTCCAATCTGTTTTGCGTGTTCGACTTCACTTAAGGCTATGTAATCATTAGGTGCTCCTATAAATTCACTAAAGCTTGGAAATAGACCTTCATATACAGCGTCTCCCATTATGATATTCTTGATCTTTTGAACGATCAAGTTAAGTTGAGAAATCATTTCAGGTGTAAAGAAACCTACACTAGATTTCTTTCTTACTTTTCTAAAGAAGTTAAGAAGAACCTTATAGATCTCCAGGTTAGTCGAATTCTTTTTAATTAAGTTTACAACTTCAGGATCACCTACTAGATTCACATCAAGTTCAAATTCAGGACGCTTTAAGTATTCAGGTACCTCTAATTCAAGACCATCATACTTTTCAGAATAGTCGGCTAAAAAGTCTTTAAAGATCTTATTGATCAAGTCAATATACTTTTGTTCATATGACTCTGAATCAGATATCATCTTACGTAAGTCATCAATATCGTACATCTCAAAGTGATTCATCAAGTCGATGACGATCAACCAGATATAATCTTGTGAATTTGAAGTCTTAGGCTGAACCTCTTGCGATCTGTGCTGAAAGATCGGATCGACTAATTTTGCTAAAAATGCTTCGTTTTCTGAATCTTCTCCATAAAATCTAAAGACGATCGTTTCAAGTTCTCTATCTGAGAATTCAGAAGTTTCGTCTGGGCAAAGAACGGAGATGATGTATTTAGTGAATGATGTAGTCTTAAATTTTTCTTCAAGATCCTTTTGTTCAGTATAAACAAATTCTAATATCTTACTCTTTTGTTCATCATCTAATTTACCTTCAAAAATAATAGGTGGAGCGTCTACTTCTAAATAGCTAGCCCATCGAGTCAGCTGATCCTTTGATTGAAGAGTTTCAACAATCTTACCATTTTCATCCAATCGATGAATGTAAGAGAGAACCAAGTTATTTTTAGGCAGATCTGCTCTTTTGCTTGATCTAATATCGCTCTTAGTAAAATACTCAAATCCAAAAAAGAAGTTAGCTGGAATACGTTGTCTCTTTTCATCAGACAAGTTATGAAAGTGCAGGATTGCAGGATTGTAATATTTCATCAAGACCTGATCGACATACGTAATCTCACCAGACTTTTTAAAGTACTTAAACTTGTCTTCCTGAGTCTTCTTTACTCCAAAGAAGGCTCCATCAACTTTCTCATTGATTATCACATATTGATTAAGTAATCCATTTAAGAAAGATTCGCCCTTCTTTTCATAGATCTCCTTTAAGTTGTTTATTCCTGCCATGAATTTATCTTTTTAGATTTCCGGTTCAGTCGGTTTTTGTGTAGTTTGAGTTTGATCCTGTGCTGGTTTTTCTTCTGGCTTAGGTGCATCCATCGCTTTTCTAATACTTAAAGAATCAATTCCTATTGAGAGACTTGCGATATTGTCGGAATCTTCTGGATTCGCTGTAAAATACTCAATGACCTTTTTAAGGTTTAAGTTAAGATCAGATTCACCAAATCCTCCATCCATCTCTATTTTTTGTCTTAATGTTTTAGATGCTTTCCAAGTTCCGCTATAGCTCAATGACCAACAATAGAATCTTACCTCTTCTTTCTTGCTATCGTAATAGTGTACAATATCTTTGATTCTTGCAATCACTCCATTAGCATCTCTATAGGTTATAGTTCGACCTAAATTGTCTGAAGGTATTCCGAATCTTACTTTATCTGAAAGAACTTCCATTAATTGCTCGATTCTTTCGATTATTTCGTTTTCTTTATATCCTTTTAATGGAGCGCTCAATTCAGCCTCTTCTGCTTCTTTAATATATTGTAAATAGCCTAACGTATATTTGGTTGCCATCCTAAATTATTTTTTATTATTTATTATGGCTATCAACCCCTATTTAGTAGATCATTTAGCATTCTATTGAATTGAATCGAACTCTCTTCATCAAAATGATTAGTCATACGACTGAATTCGTTATTTCTTTTTATATCAGTGATTTGAGTGTTGAATTCTGAGAATATTCTCTCAAAGAGTTCTTTCTCATGATCAGCGTTTTCAAAGTTACCAAAGTAGTCTTTTTCTCTTTTTGTAATTTCGATAGTTTCATCACGATCCACGTACAACAACTTAACATCATTAAAAAGATCGCTAGAGAGAATCTTTCTAAATTCTTCCAATAATCTAAACTGACCCATTCGCTCTCGATAGATCGACCATACGTATGCTGAAAAGATACACCGATCAAAGACTAGGACCTTATCTTTTAATAGAGTATTATTAAGTTCAAGAATAGTTAAGACATTTGCGATACTGAAATAGTGAACTCCAGGACCAGTTTCTTGATCTCTCATCTTAAGTTCATCGATGTATTTCGCGAATTGAAACTTATAATAGTGAACATTTGGATTCTTATTCTCTTCAAAAAACTTTTCAATTAAATACGTCTTGCCACTATGTCGGTGGCCCTCTATCATTATTATCATTTTAATTCTATTCTTCTGGATTCTCCAGCATTAAAGTTGTGTAGTCTAATCACTTTAGATTTATCAACAAAATACATTTTAACTTGATCTTGTAAAAAATCTTGATATTTTCTTAATTGTTCTAATGAGTCCTCATACACAGAGATCTCTCTTACTTCTGGAAGTTGTTCAAGTTCTGATGCAAGAGTATCGATCTTTTGGGTCATTCGACCTAAAAAATACATTTCATCAAACACTATTCCATGCATCTTAAGTAAACGTTCAGCACATGGACGAAGCTCTTCAGTTCGATGTGTTATTAAGATAGTTCTTGCATTTGGATCCTGTGAAGCTGCTTTCCAATCTTCATATACTGGACCAATGATCTGAATGTTATGAATTTCAGGATCCATTGATGTTGGATGGTCGTAAAAAGAATACGGATTTGGAAAACTTAATTCTGGATAGAGCCTCTCTACTGAAAACCTATCAGTGTATCCTGGCATTCTAAATAAAGTCTCATCAAAATCAAAGACTAAAATCTTAGTTATTTCATTCATACTATATTTTATTGATAAATAATAAAAAGTTTTATCTTAAAGGATGACTAAATACGTTAAATTATACGAAGACTATCAACAGGAAATCAATAAGACTACTGAGGAGACTGGTCATACTTGGACTCAAATTAGGGATGCGATTCAAACTAAAATTCCATTCGTAATAATTACTTTTAAGAACAGTGAAAGCTATTCTTCTGCACTCGATTCAGATCTTCTTCAAGACGATTATATCAAGCAGACTGCCGCCCTTAGTCACGATGGTAAGCTACTTGATTATCCTTCAATCTTCATGATACTTGACGATGATGTCGATTTCAAAGATAAGATACCACAAATCTTCGAAAAATATAAGATCAAGACCCTAATTTTTGGTAAAAAGGGAGAAGAATACGTTGATTATTATTTTGAAGACGGAACATCATCCCCTGCAGGAAACGAGATAGTCTCATCAATCAGTAAAGACGATATGGAGAACGATGAACACTTTAAAATGGGTTCAACTTATTATAAATTCATCGATTTCGCCGGTTAAACTTTTATTCTTTTTTAAGTATAAAGGATAAAATACTTTTATTATGAACGAAGAGACAAAAGCAAAGATTTCTAAAAAGTTTCAAGATCGTAGAGCTGAGGTTTCTAAAGAGATTTATGAAAATATCGAAAAACTTTCAAATCTTAAGACTCTTAAGGAGGCTCAAGTAAACATGCTCTCTCTTCGCCAAAGATTATTGGAAGACAATCATACTCTATTAGAACACGTTACTCTTCTTAGGAAAAAATACAGAGACGAGCGCTCGATCGAGATGGAAAACATATCTAGGAACCTTCAAATACGATACCAAGCCAACGAAAAAAATGTTGTGATTGAGGGTAGAACTTCAAACACCAAAGAATCATTGGAGATATTTGAAAATCAAATCTCCTTTTTTAATGAATCCATTAAGACTATCGATAACATCATATTTGGTATCAAGACTAGACTCGATATAGAAAAAACACTGGGTCTATAAAAAAATGGACAATGTTGTTAAAATTTAAGGTATCAAATGATAAGAAATTCATTAAACTTATAGACTCTACGTTAAATAGTGAAAAGTCAAGTCTATTTAAGTTTTTCAAACGTAAATCAAAAAAAGCAGCATTTAACGTTCTAGTCGATCGTGGAGTATGGGATGGACTTGACTCATTTATCACAAAAGACGGCAATATCGCGATCGGTTTATGGAAAGAGATTTACAATTTTGCCGATAAGTATGGATATGATTGTGAGATTGAAGGTGCTGAAACCTTTGTTAATAATAAGATCAGTCGAGAGCAGTACTTAAAGTATGTAGAGAAACTTCTTGATGGAATAGTCGATGAACGTGGTTTTCCAATCGTTCCTCGAGACTATCAAATTGAAGGAGCTTTTAGAGCAATCAAATACAAGTTCTGTACACAAGAATTGGCAACATCCGCCGGTAAAACTCTAATCTTTTTTATCTATAATTCATTCTTACGAGATGGAGGAAAGATCACAAAGGAGAAAAAATCATTGATAATCGTTCCAAATATTTCTCTAGTCGGTCAGACTGCTGAAAAATTCGAAATGTATGCTCAACCTGATCGAGAATGGAATGTATGTACGATTGGTGGAAAGGACAAGTTTACTCAAGAGAAGTTTGATGAAGCTGAAGTCGTGATTTCCACATATCAAAGCTTAATTAACTTGCCAGTTCAACTATTTAGATCATTTGCGATAGTTCAAGTGGACGAAGTACATAAGTCTAAAGGTAATTCAATTCGAGAGATCCTTCTCTCTTGCGTCAACTGGGAATATCGTCTTGGTTTGTCAGGTACAGTTAAGTTAGATGAGCAATTTTCGGATTTTTTCAAAGTTCAGGAAAATGTTGGTCCATTAGTGATGGTTCTTTCAGCAAAACATCTAATCGATCATGGATATTCACCAAATATTAAGATCAAGATAGTCAAACTAAAATATGATGAGTCTGATCCAATGATTCAGAAATACTGGCACCTTAAAGAGACCGGTAAAGAGATGTATAATAACCCCAAAGACTTTGGTCGTGATATGTTAGCCATCGAAAAAGGAATTATTTTTGATAGTAAAGAGAGACTTGACTTTATTAGCGACTTAGCTAAAAAATTCGGAAAAAACTCACTTATTCTCTTTTCAGACGTCAAAAACGGCTATGGAAAGATGATACAGTCTAAACTATTGGAATGGAACCCAAATACTTTCTATATAGATGGCGAAGTCGACTCAAAGGAGCGCGATAGATTTAAAGATATACTGGAATCGCAAGATGATGTGATTCTAGTCGCTTCGTTCGGTACTTTTGCTACTGGAATTGACTCTAAAAACTTACATCACATTATCTTAGCCGAATCAATAAAAGCTGAAGTCACTTTACGTCAAGCAATAGGTCGAGGAATGAGAAAATTAGCGGAAAAGACAAAAGTCCTAGTTTGGGACCTAGTTGATCAATTGGATGGATATTCAATACGACATGCTAAAGTACGAAAAGAGATCTATCGAGAGCAGAAATTTGAGACTTCTGAAAATGAAGTAGATTTAACAAAAAAGCGACTCAGTTGAGTCGCTTTTTTATTTAGAATGCATAAATATTACCATTGCCATCTTCCACTAGAAAATTCTTCATTTGATATTTCTTCAATGCTAATTTCTCCACCAATCTCTTCTTCAAGCAGTGTCTCTATTAGACGTTTAAGAAACTCTTCTGTAAATACCGTTTTTACTCTAAAGTATGCAGTGTTTCCTACTATATTAACTCCATCATGTTTACGGAACATTAAGTAATCGGGTTTAAGCTGAGTAAATTTACGAGTCAACATCCCTTCGCTCCTAGATTGACTTTCAGTACCGACATATTCTGGAGATAGTTCTACTTTAATTCGATATGCTCTAGGTATTAGGTAAACCATTGTATCCCTATGCTGATTTTGCGTAATAGAATCATCTAGATTTTCATTAATAAACTTAGAAAAAGTTGGAATATATTCTTTCATAATTTTTTATTTTTATTTATCTTTTTGTGATTTTTTTTAGTTAGTCAAAATAATATTTCTATCCAGTAGAATCAATAAATTTCATCTCCTTTGCAGTCATTCCATCAGGTTTCGGATGGCTCTTGCATCGAGCTCGATGAGTGTGTATGAACCAACCGTTCTTATCCACTCCCATCGAATATCCGGAAGGATATTTACCCTCACGAATCTTCTTTTTTAAGTCCGGATGCAGACTTAGTCCTGTGACTATTCCTTTTTTTGCATTAGTAATATATTGAATGTATTTACACGCTTCTTCTTTGTATTCCTTTGGCAGGTTTTTCAAGTTCATGATAGATTTAGCTTTCTCATCACTATCATATTTAAAAGAGTGACCGTATCTACTCTTCTCAACGACTATTTCTTCGTATAATTTAATGTATTTCATACATTTATTTATTCAGTTTTTCAGAATTTTCTATTTTCTCAAAGACTTCTTCTAGTTTCATGATGATCGGGTGACGTACGATATCTTCTTTAGATAACTGCGCAATTCCGATCTCTTCAACCTCTACAAAATATTCAATTAGGATTTCAAGAGCACTCTTTTGTCCCTTATTCACCGATTTTTGTTTAATATCTCCTAAAAATACCATTTTAGAATCGCTTCCGATTCGAGTCAATAGAGTGTGTAGATGGTCTTTCGCTATCTGCTGAGCCTCGTCAATTAAGATGATAGCATTATCTAGAGTCACGCCTAATGCAAACTTAATTGGCAAGATCTCAATGTTTCCGCCAGCCTTAAGAGACTCAGTTGCCTGTTTTCCAATCACCTTATGAAAGTTCGAGATGAATGGATACATATACATCTCCATCTTCTCTTCTAATGTCCCTTTTAGATAACCTATCTCCTCATCTTTAGGTACGTTAACTGATTTTATTAAGATAATCTTTTTATAGGTCCCAGGATCATCTTTTAAATATTTCAGTGCTCTTGCACAAGAAAGATAAGTCTTACCTGTTCCTGGAGGTCCAGTTATTATTGAAATATCGTGATTTTCAATAGCTGTTAGTGCATCCTTTTGGGCTTTTGACTTGCATTTTATCTCTATTTTATTATTAAACGCTTTTGCTGCAAGTAATGCTTCACGTTCTCTTTGCCAGGATTCTACATCTTCTAGTTCCTCTCTGCTTAGTTTTCTTTTTTGTGCCATAGGTTAATATATTTTAGCTGCGATCACGATCCCAAGTAGGATCTTTGTATAGTGGATTTGAAAATTAAGGAATGCCTGCACTGCTTTAAATTGTTTTTCTGAGAATTCAGTAGATTTTAGTGTAGCTTCACTTAATTTTTGCAAACCCAATTTTATTTTTGAGTTGAGAGCAGTGTCGTAAATCATCAAGAATTCTGATACTAACTCGTTAAAGTCAATTCCTGTGATTGCGTCACAATTTAAAAGTTTTGAAAATTTTCTTCCTAATTTAATAGCTTTGATCTTTAGAATAAGGTCTTCGCTAGAGAGTGCCTCATCTAGTGTTTTACGAAGAGCGTCAATTTTCTTTATATGAATTGCCTCTTCAGCTATCCATTCAACGTCCCCTCTGTATAGTGCGATTGAGACGTCCGATCCTTCTTCAACATAGTAGAAGTTAAGGCTTTGTATCTTTCCAGTATCCCCAAACTCCTTCACTAAAATCGGCGAAACTCCAAGTTGTATAAAGTCTTCACCTCGTTCAATCATCAGTATGTCATAATCCCTAAATGGAAATTCTGCCATAAATGGAAGAACAGTTAATAGTTCCGAAGTTCTGTCTACCGTTCCATCTTGATCACGGTCATCCATACCCAAACTTCTTTTTATTATTTATTCCAACTTTGTCAAATTAAGATTTAATGTCAATTAAAGATTTAGTATTTTAGTCAGGTCTGAAACTGTATTGTTCAGATAAGTATAACACTATATGGAAGATAAAGCGAAACACATCAAAAAACTCGATCTTAAACAAAATGCGATAAAGATCTTAATTAACTCAATTTACGGTGCCTTTGGAAACAAGTGGTTCTATTTCTATAATCCAGACATTGCCCAATCTATTACCCTACAAGGACAAGACTTGATCAAGTTTTCGATTAAAGCAGTAAACCACTATTTTTTAGAAAAGTGGCATACTGACACTGAACTTCATAAGTTATTAGGAATCGATGGTTACACAATCAATAAAATTGAGGATGAAGCCGCCATCTATACTGATACTGACTCGATCTATGTACAGTTTGACTCTGCTCTTGATTCAATAGTCGGTGCTGATTTTACAAAAGACGAAGCTTTAAATATCTGTATCAATATAGATCGATATCGACTTTCAAGTTATTTTGATATGTGCTTTGAGAAGTATGGAAGGCTCTTCAATACTAAAAATAGACTTAAATTCAAATTAGAGAACCTCTCTGAAACTGGTATCTGGCTTAAGAAAAAGAATTATGCTATTCGAGTAGCGTATGAGCCTAATCCAAATTATGAATTAGAACCTCAAGAAAAAAGATATTTGATCATCAAAGGATTAGAACCAGTCAAAGGATCCTATCCTATTTGGGCTAGAGATAAATTAATTGAATTGACCTCATTTATCATGGATAGAGGTAAAAAACTAGATATCGAAAAGGATATTATTCCTAGACTTACTGTCTTAAAAGAAGAAGCTATCTCACTGCATCCGGATGAACTCGCATTCAATTTCAATATCCGAATCTATAACAAGTATGTTGCTAGTGAAGAAAAGCTAGAACTTAGAAAAGGTATCTCAATTTTTCCTCGAGCTGCTGCGATTTACAATCACATCTTAATTAAAACTGGACTTACTGAAAAATATCCAAAGATCAGAGAAAAAGACAAGATCAAATTCTATTACTGTAATCCTGCAACTAATGAGGGTGGACATGACGTATTTGCATATTCTCCTGGGACTTATCCCGATGAGATAGCATTACTTATGGATATCGATGCTCAGTTCTTTTCACTAATCGTCGAACCAGTAAATCGTCTTCTTACTGCAATGAAGATGAGTTCGCTAGACTCAAACCTAAAAAGAGCAGTTGATGTAGTAACAGTAAAGAGCAAAAAGGTACTCACTGACGCTGATATATTTCCTCTCTATATAGTTGATCAAGAAACACTACAATACGTAGAAGTTCCAGAAAAATTCTGGAGAGTGATCGGTAATCCAGATGCAAATATTCCAGAAGAAGATTTTCAAGAATATTTAGGTGTGATTACACGATATGGATTAAATACTACAATCGTTCCCAAACCTGAACTTGAAAAGTACCTAAAGAGAATGACTAAGAAGAAGGAAAAAGCTGAACCTGTTCTTGAATTAGAGGAAGAAAATGATTGATCTATTGACTGGATATAACATACATCAGTTCATAAAGGATCTCTTAAAAAAGAGATTCCCAGAAGACCGATTTAAACAAGAAGTATATGAATCGGGCGATAAGATAAACTTTGCCTGTCCATACTGTGGCGATTCTAAATCTGACTCTAGAAAAAAGAGAGGAAACTTATACCCAGACCGAGGATTCTATAAATGCTACAACGATGGTTGTGGAGTAAAATCAGATATCCCTAAATTTATTTCTAAGTTTGCACTCAAATATTCATTAGGAGTACCTGATGTCAAGCCCGAAGTCAATTGGGTTCCTCAAACTTCTAAAAAGAAGAGAGGGTCTTTAATTGAGCTACTCATCAACAAGAATGCAAGTGACCACCTCTTGAAAATAGAAGAAGTCGCTCGTAGATTTTCATTGACTCCATGTAGCGAGATTGAGCCAGAAACTGAACTTGGAATATTCATAAAGAATCGAGCTCTTGACACTCTTCCTGCATTTCAAAAGTGTAGTTATTTTGATTCGAGAGAAGACAAGATATATCTCTTTAACCTAGACCAGAGGACAGGCAAGATCCTAGGCTTTGCAATACGTCGAATTGGAGAAGGAATTAGTGGACCGAAATATCTAATTAAAAACTATTCTGAGTTAAAAAAGAACGGACTTGTTCGAAATGTTGAAGATGATATTATCACTGATATCGATTCAATCAACAACTATTTTAACGTGCTAAATGTTGACTTTTCAAAGCCCATTCTAGTGACAGAAGGTCAGATTGACGCAATGTTCCTAAATAATTCAATTGCGACCACTGGTATTTCCAAAAGTAAACTCCTATTGGAAAATCTATTAAGTAAATCAAATACTTTAATCCTATTCGATAGCGACATGGCAGGTAAGAATCAATCAGTTGATCTAATTAAGAAAGGTTATCGAGTGTTCCTATGGAATAAAGTAATGGCTGATCTTCGTAAAAAATACAATTCGGATTATCGAAATGTCCGACTAATCAAAGATGTTAACGACCTATATTCTTTCATGTTGAAACATGATGCGTCTCTTACATTTGATTCCTTTAATGAATTTGTTCTACAATACTTTTCAGAATCTCCACTAGATTTGCTTTATGTGTAAATAAATAATAAAAAATCAAGATTCATGAAAAGAATCATGTCTTTTAGAGAATATAAATTAAATGAGATGGAGGAAATTGAAACTCCATTTGAATTGGACGAGTCGTTGCTTGACGAACTTGTTGAAATCGTCGGATCTGAAGAAGATATCGAAGAAGCTGCTGAGGAAGCTTATAATGATCTTGCAGAAGCCGCTGAAAACGGAGAACTTGAAATGTCAGAGGAAGACATGCCAGAAAAACTGGTAGTTGCTGCACTTCTCGTTAAATTAGTAGAAAAAGGAAAACTTGGTCCAGAAGATGCAGATGGACTGATCGAAAAATACCTAGGATAATGCTCTAGCTTTTACCATGTTAGACGTATGTTTGTTTTACCTCGTTCCTGCCAGAACGAGGTTTTTTCTTGAAATAAATAATCAATATGAAGCAAGAAAGAGACATACACGATTTTCTTAAACCACAAAGAGGAAAAGTCAAACAGGGTTACTTTACTCCAATGAATCCTGAAAAATATTCTGGCGATGTAAGTAAGATCATCTATCGTTCGAGTTGGGAACTTAAATTCTTGACATATTGCGATAACACTGAAGCCGTCGTTGAATACGCTTCAGAACCCATGCCGATTAAATACTGGAACCCTATCTTAAAAAAGGAATCTACTTATTGGGTTGACTGTTATATGGCCACAAAGTCACCTGAAGGTGAGATCACTAAATGGCTGATTGAAGTAAAACCTCAAAAGTATCTTAGTCCACCGGAACCGCCTAATCGACTTACTGAAAAAGCTACTCTTAATTATGCTCGTCATGCTAAAGCGTATATCATCAATGATGCAAAGTTTAGAGCAGCAAAAGTGTATGCAAAAAAGAATAATATGCGATTCGGCATAATAACAGAAAACTTTCTGTTTAATAAAGTGTAAAATATTAGGTGAAGAATTTCAACGACATATCAAAAAACAATGGTACACTTCCTCTAAATGTGGTTGCTAATAATTTTGGCATCGTTCAAAGTAGAGGCCAAGTTATTCCAGGAAGATTCTATTCACTTAAAACTCGAACTGATGTTCCAGCATTGACTGAAGAACTTGTTCATGCTATTTCTGGTAAAAACTACTTAGACTTAAATCCAGTGGGTCTTCTTCTTTTTCATGATAATTGGAAAGAGACCGCTCTCATATTGAATCTAAAGGTCATGCCGCCTAGAGCAAGTGCAAAGATACTTGAAGCATATTGGAGATTTTCTCAACTTAATGGATTAAACAATCTTTTTGATAATGACGGTAATCTTCGTTCGATCGAGGAGAGACGACTGATTGATCAGAGATTTTATTTAATCACTCCTACTGCACTTAGCACAATACTTGGAGTAAACAACTTAAATTACGCAATAAATAAATATAACATGGACCAAGTACTAGAAGCTAGGTTAATTGACTGGGATAACTTCGGTATGTTAGTCAACCCTACGATTACAGTAGATGGTTTATATCCAGATCCAATAAATCTGGCAAAAGTCTACGAAGACTTTTTAACAAATACATTAGTATAATATGGCAGGATTCTTAGATACCTCAGGAAGAAGAGTAAGTAGCGCTCTATCAAACTTAAGTAAGTTTGGTACAAGACACGAAGACCTTTTGCTTAAAAATTCACAAGCAATCGGTTTTATTGAAAGTCAGTTACAGTCTCGTACTTCTAGGCTAAACTCGAACGATGAACTTCTTAAGTTCTCAATGGCGATATCCGATACTACTTCTCAATTAAGAACTAAGGCGATAGCTTTCTTTCAATTAGATTATGTAGTAAAAAGAGAGCGATTACGAGACGTTGCAGCCAATGGTGAAATCGAATTTATCCTTGAAACCATCGTCGACGATATGATCGTTTATGACGATGAACAACGTTTTATCTATCCTAAAGACCTTACTGGTAAGATGCTTTATCGAGGAGATACAAAAGAAGAACGTTTGAATTTTCAAGAAAAAGTACTTAGAAAATATAACGATAACTTTGAAAGAATTTACACTGCTTGGGGATTCGCTGAAGGCATTTCTGCATGGCAATATGCATTTCAATTCTTAGTAGAAGGACACCTCTCTTTTGAGATTATCTATGATGACTTAGAAAAACCTAAAGAAGTAATTGGATTTAAGGAACTTGATCCTGCTAGTATTGCTCCTCAATTACAGAAGGACTCTAAAGGTAAGATTTTTCTACAGTGGTTACAATACGATCAACAGACTGGTTCTACCAGAGTTCTTAATGATTCTCAAGTAATCTATATCTCGTATGCTAATCACTTTAGAACAAAGAGAGTAAGTTTCGTTGAACGTCTAATTAGATCTTTTAACCTACTAAGAATCATCGAACACAGTAAAGTTATTTGGCACGTGATGAATGCGCCTATTCGTTTAACAACAACTGTTCCAATCGGAAGTAAGAGTTTTCAAAAGGGTCAAGAAGACGTTCGTGAATTCTTAAACATGTTCAAAGAAGACATCTATTTTAATGGTGATTCTGGAGAGCTAAACGTAGACGGTAAACCAAATATCCTATTTTATAAGAATTATATTTTACCAGTTAATGACCAGAACCAACAAGTAAAAATTGAGACTCTGCAGACTCCTGGACCTAACTTGTCTGGGTCAGAACTATTGAACTATTTTTACAAAAAATTGAAAATGGATTCAAAGATTCCTTATTCAAGATGGGAAGGTCAGTCTGGTATGGGTGCATTTACTCTTAATGCTGAAGGTATTACTCGTGAAGAGGTACGTTATCAAAAATTTGTCAATCGATTAAGATCGGCTTTTTCAGAGATGATGGTTAAACCATGGTATTTGCAAATGTGTTTAGACTTTCCCGATCTAGCCGACGACTATAAGTTTAACAATGCAATAGGAATCAAATTCAATAATGATAACGTCTTTGAAGAGATGAAGAAAAATGAAATTGAAGCTAAGCGAATTGCTTCGTTCCAAGCTAAGAAAGGAGTAATGAAAGATGACGGTACTCCATTCTTCTCTACTGAATACTTAATTAGAGAAGAGCTTAAGATGACTGAATCTGAGATCCAAGCCAATCAGACTTGGTTCGATCAACACATAGATGAGGAAGAGGAAGCAGCGGCGGCACCTGCCGGAGCCGCTCCAGGAGCACAACCGGCACCAGGAGGCGGAGCACCGGCCGCTCCAGGCGGAGAGGCACCAGCTGAAGGAGGAAGTGAAGTAAAAGAAGGTGGAGAAACTTCTGGAGAAGGGCAACTTTAATTTATAAGAACACTTGAGTATAATAACTAAAAATTATACTCATGAAAGAAAAATTAACAAGTCTAACTGAGAGACTCATGATCCTTCCTGCTGAAATCTCAGATCTTCAAATTAAGGCTTTGTCATTAAATGATGGAATCCAATTAATCTCAGAAGAGATCGTTCAAAGAGAGTCTGAGATCAAGACAGAAATCAATTCTGCACTTGACGAAAACGGTAAAAAGCTTTATTCTAATGATGAAGCAAGAAAAATTGCGTTTTTGACAGATTCAAAAGAAGATTCTATACTGTCTAAGTTGTATTCTGAGAAATCTGAACACTCTCACAAGTTAGATCTTATCAGAATCTCAATTGAGCAGCACTCGAATGAACAGAGAAATATACGATCTATCTTATCAGTGATTAATTTGTTGGAAGATTAATCGTAGAACATTGCAAACGAGTTCTTCGTTTCAGGTATGTCAATAAGAAGTACGAAAATGTCACGATTAGATTTATCATCTGGATATAGTGAAGGAGATACTGTGATCTGTCTTTTTCGTGCTTCTGCGACGTATTTATTGATCTGACCAGTAGCATCTTTACCTAGTCTACTCGGATCAATTGAATATTCAAATAGGTAAGAATCTAAATCTATTCCAAAATCAGGTTCACCTAATACTTCTCCTTTTCGGGTAAAAAGAGTCATCTTAACCTGCTGAATAGCAGATTCTAATTCATCACTAATCTCAACACGGTCTCCTAAATATTTAGGATCCTCATTAGTTCGGGTATAAAAATCTCTAAGGCTTGCCATAATTATTGTCTAGTTAAATACATCCAGTCTGGAGTGTTTTCTCCCTTCATCATCGTCTTAACGTCTTCCATCTCTTTTTCAGCAGTCGTTACGATATTCTGATAGTTTACCGTAACTCCTCCAGGAAGAGTATAATTAAATGTCTGAAGCATGTGAGCTAATCTCACCTTTGCATGAGCACGAACATATCTTTGAAACATCTCGTCCTCAAATAATTTATCTTGATCAAGTTTTTTAAATACTCTAATCACTGCATTAGTTGCTGGTGTTCTACCAATAACTCCAAGTAACTTACTATTTTTATTATAGTCATATGCGATAGTATCGATCATCATCGCTTTAGTCAAATCTAAGAATGAGAACATCACGGTTCTATACATAATACTCTCACCGATGAAAGGTGTTAAGAATATCTCAGCTCCAATAAATTTTTGTTCTGCGAAATCTCTATCAATGGTTCCGAAAATAGATCCTCCCTTAGCTTCTTTAAAGTCAACTACAAATTGAACACAATCCGGTAATTGTATCTGACGAAGCTTTTTAAATGTTTCGTTTTGAAATAACTCTAACGGAAGCAATAAATATCTACTTTCTACTGCATGTCTCCAGTTATCCCAAAAATATCTAGAATCATTCTCAATGATACGTTTCAATTCCTTTTCAGGAAGACCATATGGTAGAGCACCTGAGAAAGTAATCTCATCGTTTATATCCTGTATTAACTCCTGTTCTGTCATGCTTCTTTATTGATTTGATCCGGTTCCTCCACCACGTTTATCACTAAATCTAACGCTAGACTTATCAATATCTAAGTTAAATTCTTTATCTCCCATCGATCTACCGATCGCTCTCTGATTCTTCTTAGCAATTACTGCATCCTGTTTACCAGCTCTTTCCATAGAGTTTTTCATTACTTGATCTAGAGCTTGAGCTTTCATCTTTTTCTTCCAATCGCTGTGAAAGATCATATTCATTGCTCTAGTTATATCGACCTCTTGAACATGTCCATCATAACGATTTGGGTTGCGTGCAGCTTTTTCATTAGCTAGTTCCCTAGCTATTGACATAATCGAAGTATAAAGTCCACCCAATGCACCTTGCACCATGCCTTTAAAATTAGTTGGGTACACCACTTCCTTAGTAGCTTCATTGATAAATTGATGATATGTTTTTATGTTTCTTTCCATTATGCAGTAGGTGTAGCTGGGGCAGCAGGTTGTGCTGGAGCAGCTGGCTGATTTGCAGCAGCATTCTTTTGTGCAGCATTAGACTTAAGAACAGCTGCATCATACGCTTTTTGTAGATTCAAAACTTTTGTATCTTGAGTAGCTTTTTGAGTGTTTATTTGAAGCTGTATTTCTTTTTCTTTCTGTAAAGCATTATATTGTGTTAAAAGAGCAGGATCAGTCGGTGCACCCTCTTCTTTAATCATTTGAGGATTTGCACCAGCTTCTACTTCTTGTGATGCTTTGTTTTCAGCATTTTGAAAGCTTTTAAAACTTTTTACGTAAGCCATTTTAATCTGCTTTTTTATTATTTATTTGTAAATCGTTTTGATGTCTCGACAAACTCTTGATACGACAAAACTTTAACTTTTTTCTCCATCCTAGGATTAGATCCGAATGCGCTACTCGCACTTCTTCCACCAAGGAACGGAGAATTATTCCATTGTGCTGGAACGGTCCCAGATGATCCCGAATAGAACATCATAGCATTTGCACGTTTAGTATCCGGCTCCATGATTCTTTCTGCTGGATCTGGTTCCATCATGATTGCACCAAAGCCCTCGACTAGTCTCATTAACCTCATATTATCCTTGTGGAAAATCTAATTCTTCAGCTGGTTGGTCCAATGAAAATTCAGGAGCCTGTGGTTCCATTTGTTTTGAGAAATTAATATCAGTATCATCACCTTCCATTTCAGTCTCTTCAGGAGCTTCTCCAGTAGTCTGATTAAGAATTTCTTCAGTATTTGAGTCAATGAATTGTTGTAGTCCCATACAGATAAGTGGGTTAATTGCATTACAACGATCGATTAATTCTCTTACCGTCAAGTTCATTACATCAGGTTGAGGCAATGCTTGTTGTTCTTGATCTGGGTTTTCCTGAAAATCAAAATCTGGCATCATTTCCTCTGGTGATTGAACTGGTGCAGGTGGAGCCATTTGTGGCATAGATTGATCCATTTGTGGCATAGGTTGAGGGGCTGGCATCTGTCCATTCATTGGTAACTGTTGAACATCATCAGCTTCATAAAGTCTCTTAATACGCATAATTTAAAGTTTATTTTATAGTGTTATTTATTTGGAAACCGAATCGTCGTTTTAAGATATAATAAATCATGAAGGAAAAAGATATAACTGCTAGACAAGCTGCATTGAATACTGCTCTCCGAGATACAATACTTAAGAAAATAGATGCCCTTAGGGAAAACATAGTTTTTGGAAAAGGCTCAGACAAGCCATCATATTTTCAAATGTTGATCATGGTGGATGAAGACCTAGATGATGTTTTACTTAATTGGGAATATGATTCGATTAATCCTAAGTTATCCTTTAATGGAGATGACTCCGATGAAGATGATTATTGATTCACATCGACTATGAATTTTCCAGCTCTAAGAAAATTTTTACCTAATATGCATGGATATTTCATGCTTTCTCGATCTGCTAGTGAGACTTTGATTTTAAATGAGTGTTCTCCTAATTCAACTGTTGTATTAATCTGATATCTAGTCTCTTCTGAGCCAGAAGAGTTTTTTACTCTTATCTTCTTAAAATTTTTAAATTCCAAAACCTTTTTAGGCGAAGTTACCCAAAAGAAGAGAACTCCTCCTTTTTCCTTTATATCATTTGCATGGATTGAGGTTCCGTCTGCACCAGTATCAAGCTTTGCTCTAATTGACTTTATTCCAAGGTCAGGAAAAGCTATTTTTTCAGCTTGTGATAGAGATCGAGGGTTAGAACCATATATGGTCCATCCATCAGGTCCTTGGTTAATCTTTGCAAGATCCAGGAATTCTCTAAAATTTTCTACTAATCTTATCATATTAATGACTCATTAGAGCTCCTCCAAGAGAAGAAGCATGTACCGCAAGATGATTTATTGATTCGATATCAAGTTTAGTTTTTCTTTTAGTATAATCTACTCCGAGAACTCCTATGAACTTGTCATCAAGTGTCTTTATTGCAAAAAGATATGCTGACTTACATCCAGATTCTTCAGCTACATATTTTAGTCCAAACGTTGCAATCTTTTCATCTTTAAAGTCTGATATTTCAATAATGTCTGCTGATAATAACTGATTCATTGACTTAGTAAAGAGATTTACCGGAATGTTTTGAAAGCTTGTTTGAATCGAAGAAGTATTTACTGAAACCGTTTCATAGATAACACTAAATTTAGCAATCGATTTTCCAGTAGGATAAAAATGTCCACCGTTATGAAATTGAGTTACCCAAACTCGATCAGCTTTAAATTCTTCTCTAATATGGTCTAATCTAGATATGACTAGCTCTCCGACTTTTAATGCATCAGTTACCATATCTGGTTTAGGTTTTGTTTTGTCTAATCTATTCTTGATCAAGATTATTAATACTGGCCCTAACACACCAGTTATGAAAGCTATCGCAATTGACGTAAATGATTCCATCCTTTAACTTTAAAAATTTTATTACATGTTGCATCCGCAAGAATATCCGTACTCGTTTGAGATTGGAACCTCTCCACAAATCTCACAAGTATCATCATCTTCTTCATTATGCGTATGATCTTCTTCGTCAAAAATATTTGGATAGTCTCCGTATTCTTCGTTAAGAAATTGAGCGAATCCTTTTACTAGAGTGATTCCTTCTTCTACTTTCTTTTTAGGATTTGCTCCAGCTTCAGGATTACCTTCCTCTTTTTCATCTTCGTCAGCCTCACCTTCTTCTGATCCGCCTTCTGCATGTTCAGCTTCCTCTTCTTCCGGTGACTCTTCGTTTTCATGTTCTTCGTTCTCTTCTGGTGCATTCATCTCTTGAGTATTATCTGCTGAGAATGCAGGTGAACCTTCTTCTCCAGGTCCAGCTGGGGTCATTTCATAGTTTCCAGCGACCGGTCTATTTGGTCCTATTTGAGGTTGATCATATGTTTCTTCGTCAAAGCCTTCTTCGAAATTGGATGCAGCGTTCTTGATATCGTTTACGCTAGCTGGTTCGGTACTTCCATTAGAATATTTGTCAGAAAATTCCGTAAAATTTAAAACTCTACCTGGCATTGTGTATAATTATTTTAGTTATTTATCTTGAACGATTCTTTGGTTTAGATGATAACTTTAAAAAAACAAAATAACTATGTCAATTAAAGTAAAGGACGAGTATCGAAAAAATGAATTGAGCCTTGATCCTGGAGGATCAACTGTCACCGCAATTATGAGCAATGGAAAAAAATTAGATTATGATAAGATTAAATCTGTTGCAAAATATTGTGCTCGATTAAAAAATGAACCACAGATCGTTGAAATTCTTGTGGATGGAGAACCTTATTGGAAACGTAATCAATAAAAACTAAAATATGACCGATGAAATGGAAAAATTGATCGATCTTTATTATGAAGATTCGATCGAATTACCTGAAAACAGATTACTCTGTTTTAAGAGAATCTCAAATCACAAGTGCACTGACCGTCAAGCGGTAAGAGTATCAATTGAAGATCTTGAGACCGAAACTACCACTGAACTTGGATTATATTTCGATGCTAAATGGACATTTAGTTCACCAATGAATGAAAGGATTTTTTGGCAACACGTAAAATCGAATATTCCAATGTTTAGAGAAGTCTTTGATCGTATGCGGATGAAGGTTCCAGGAAGAGAGATCCATGCTTATAAAATAAGATTCGGCCAGCTTACGAGTCGAAATTCAGCTAAGCTTGATAAATTAACAACAATCTTTAAAAGTGAATTAGATGAGTCGAATGTATAAAAACGTAGATATTGATGTCGAGATAGAATTCGATGATATCATGGAATATATTAATGACCATGCATCGGATTCTGAACTAAATTCAATTCGTAAAGAGATTGGTGAAATATTTGCAGAAGAATCAGACAATGGACTTGACGGATCCTATATTCGAGGAGAAAAGATTATTCTCTTGGAATTGGCTGCTAAAAAGTATACACTTGAGGAGCTAGAACAACGCCTTGGAAATAAATTTGATTTGATATAAAAAAAGCCGAGTTTAAACTCGGCTTTTTTATTTACATTCTATATGCTTCTTTAAATGAGGTGTATCCGATGGTAAATCTTCGCCACTCAATTTGTGAATCGGGTTCGACTCCTTCATCCATTAGGAATTTAATTAGATCCATTGCATTTTTTCGATCTACTGCAAGTAGTGGCATTCTTTCGCTCTCAAACATCTGAATAGCTCCATCATGAGTTATAAATCCATGTATTACGACTGTTCCCCAGTCGGAATCCTTTCCTACTATTTTAAAATTTGAACCAAATGAACTGCGAAGTTCAAGATCAGTAACTGATAAATTAACTTCATCTCTATCTTGTCCACCAATAGGCATCCCTATTAGTTTAACCTCAGTAACTTGATTAGTTCCGTATTGTTTTCTATGAGATGCTACGCGATCAGCAAAAACGCCCATGTTTCTTCCTCGTAGATCAGTCTCAATTTCTCTCCACTTTTTACCAGATACTTCATTCACATAACTTTCGAAGGTCTTAACAAAAATATCCCTTTCTGAAAAAGGATCCATTTCTCTATGTGAAGGAACTGCTACACTATTTTTTAGAAAGTTATATACTTCTTGAATATCATCAGCTGACGATGCAATATGATCTACTGCCCATTCATGACCACCTTTTAGGATTTCATCAACTTGAGTACGATCCATTTGTACCAATTCATCGATTATTCTCTTCATGGTTTCCAAGTTTCCAAAAAACATGTAATTTAGATCAGAGCCAGACTCTGCACATTTATCTGAGCTTCCTCCACATCCACATGAACATTCATTAATTCTCATATGTAATTTTTATTTTTTAATTACTCCCCTAGCGATTAGGATATCCTTTTTAGTGATTTCTCCATCTCCGCTCATATCTGGAAATTTTCCGCTCTGCTCGGGCTTCTTTTTTAGTTTAGTGCCTTTTTTAACCATTTTAGCTCGGTCTAATTCTTTTTTCGAGTTCTTCTTAGCCTCATTTACGAATTGATTAAAACTCATGATTCCTCTAGACTCATTCGGCATCTCACCAACCACTGCATCTGGAGTAACTGCTCCACTTTCAATTTGTTCAGGAGTAGCTGGAATAACTTCTTCCTTTGTTGAAGTATCAAGGTCAACTGACTTGATAAATTTAACTGTAATATCTGGAATGACATCCGCTTGTGCCGTTCCAGTTAGTACTTGAATAACATTAACACTGCTTTCTTCAAATCCCTTTAATATATTATTCTTAGCAGTCTCATCTAAATTAAATACTAAAGCTTCTGCATCATTTTTTTGTTTTTCATTGCTTGTATTTAAGATCACAAGCTTAATGTCAAGTGATTTAGTCTCATCCTGGTTATTCTTCCATTTAGCATCCTCTTTAGATACAGATTCTCCTTCCTTTAGATCATCGAAATCCTTTTTAGTAAGGGTGATCTCTAAGATATTTTCTTTAGCTAATATCCTAAAGTCCTTTAGCTTATCTACTGGTTCAGACTGTGTAGTACTTCCTGGAGTTCCCATCTCTTCTGGATCAAGTGGCATACCCATCTGTTCAGCTTCGTAAATTTTTGTAAAGTTAAAATATTTATGCATCTTATCAGATTCTTTTAGTTATTTATTTAACCGTGTGTCAGTATTCTATAAAGAATTTACGAATAAATAAATTAGATGAAACAACATATATCTACATATAGGAATTTTATTTTTGAAAATCGTTTCTATCAAAGCGAACTAAATCCTTCGTTTTGGTCAGATTTTAAATTTGATCCAGAAGTTCGAATGAAATTACTTAAGATAGCTAAAGATTTTTATGAGGATCTTGACATAGCTATTCCAGTAATCGACGTTCAGTTAACAGGCTCTCTTGCTAATTATAATTGGACCAAATATTCAGATTTGGACGTCCATGTGATAATGGATCTTTCTCAAGTCAATCAAGACGTTGAGCTTGTTAAAAAGGCTCTTGATGGAATTCGAGTAAGCTGGAATCAACGTCACCCAGTTGTGATTCGTAAACATGATGTTGAGCTTTATGCTCAAGACATTAATCAACTTCATCTAGCGTCTGGTCTTTTCTCTTTACTTAAAAACGAATGGATTCGCCAACCTCAATATAATCCACCAACGGTCGATGAAAAAGACGTCACTCGAAAGACTTCTGCTTATCGACATGAGATTGCAGAACTTAATAGAAGACTCAAGAAAGCTTCTCCAGAAGAGGCTGCTACTGTTTTAGAATATGCATCTGCCCTTAAAAAGAAAATATCTAGAGCTCGTGATGAAAAATTAGCGCATACTGGCGGTGAATTTTCAGTAGAAAACCTTGTTTTTAAAGAGATGAGAAATAATGGTCTTTATGGTGATTTAATCCAATTAAAGTCAGATGCCTACTCTAAAATCTATTCGGAATAATAATTTTATGAATCTATACATTAAACCATTCGAGCCAATTAATGAGTCCATGAAACAACATGGCATCGTCTTAATTAAGGGTAAACCTAAGGGAAAGAACAAAGAGCAAATGCTTTTTGCAACTCACGTAAATACTTGGGCAGAGCTTCGTCCTGGAGCAATGATGATGTTCCTATCCGATACGTTTTATCGTGTCATCAAGGAAGGTGATAAGCTGAAAGGAGTAAAAATCAATTGGAGAGATGAAGACTCTCTAAAGGATGCTCTTAATTTTAAAGCTCCTGGTAAAATTAGTGTAGTTCGCAACAATAATAAGACGCCATATCATTGGAAGACTCTAAAGCATACTAATTTAAGAGATGCTCTTGATGCAGTTGAGGGAGATCTTAATGGAACAAGTTTTATCTTTGAATCTAGTGATTATACTGAATCAATAGAAAAGCAGGTGGTCGAAGATGCGATCGATGCAATATTTAAAGACGGTAAGAACGTGATAATCCTAGACTGGGAGATTCCAGACGATGATTTTAGAGATCTTGTCGATAGTGATGATAGTTACGGTTCGGAGATGACTGAATGGGGAGCAACCTTCGATTGCCTATATGTCGGTCAACCTGAATTGGACAAGGTTCTTGCTGACCTTGAACTTAATCGATTTGAAGTTACTGTCTACTTTGAATCAAGATTTTCATTCCAACAGTGGTATTCTCCAGGAGATAGAGACACTCCGCCAGATGGAGAAATCGAAATCACTAGCGTTGATACTGAAATAACTAACATTTCAGTCAGTGGAATTGATGCAGACGATGTCTCCGGTCTGACTGAGATTGTCGGCACTATGGATGGAGTCGATTTAGAATCATTTATTAAGAAAAAACACGAAAAATTTATTTAATCTTTGTTAACCATTAAGTATAATATTCAAAAAAGTACTTAATGGAATCGAATAAAGAAAAGATTGATGCTTATCTAGAATCAATAGGCGGACTTGAAAACGGCTGGCGGACAGATCGCCCTTCGATCAAAGATGCTCACTTCTTTCAGTGTCACCAAGGCTGGTATCCGCTGATCCAGAAACTAATCGAAGACATTATTGAACTTGGATGGGACAAGCAAGTTACCCAAGTAAAAGAAAAGTTCGGCGGGCTTAGATTCTATATCAATTCGGCCTCAAGTGAGGTTCACGATCGAATCACTGAGGCAGAACGCGAGAGTTACACTATCTGTGAGATGTGTGGTTCGTCTGGTGAACTCCGCCAGGACATTGGATGGCACCGAACTCTCTGTGATCATCACTATACTGAAATCAAAAACAAAAAATCATGAGAGAGTTTAGATTTTATAAGGAGAATACCCATCGATGGTATGTTGATCTTCCTGAATGGGAAGGTCCCAAGTCTGCATTAGAAATGATAGACGGTGCCGACTCAATGTTAGAATACATGGCAGAGGGCTCCGGTGAAGTCAGAGCTATTCTTTCCACCAAGAAGGTAGATAATGCATATCACCTAAATTTTTTACGAGAGACTCCTGAAGTAGGCGAAGGTGCTCAATATCACCTTGATGAATACATCGGACTCACAATCAATCTAAGAGTTTGGTTGTGTGACGTCACTAAGTTTGTCTTTGGGGACTTTCCTAAAGATATTTGGGTAGTTCCAGTTAATTAATCAATTCTTTTTAGTATAATATGAACATGGAAAGATTAAAAATAAAAACTGACTGGGTAGTAGACCAACATCGATGTACTAATCACATGTATGATAAGTATTTGCCTTATGAATTCCACCTAAGAATGGTAGTCGAGGCATATAATCGATTTAAACATTTGCTTTCAAATGACCATGGGACAATTGATAACCAAGTAAACGTCTACTTAGCATGTTGGGGACATGATCTTATTGAAGACACTAGAGTTTCTTATAATGATGTGATGAAAGAGCTCGGTGAAAGTGCAGCCGATATCATCTATGCTGTGAGTAATGAGAAAGGAAAGAATCGTGCTGAAAGAGCAAACGACAAGTATTATGAAGGAATTCGTAATCAACCCGGAGCAGTCTTTGTAAAATTGTGTGATCGTATAGCAAACGTACAATACTCAAAGATGGCGGGTTCTAGAATGTTTGAGATGTACAAGAAAGAAAATCCAAATTTTATGGAGAAATTGGGTTATGAAGAATTGAAAACTCATGAACTTCATCCACTTTTTGCATATTTAATTGAACTTTTTGAAAACAAATAAAATGAAAGAACAGAAATTTTTAATCGTTGAAAGCGCATATGATGTTAACGATTGGTTGGACAAAGGATGGGAAGTCGTTTCAGTGACTCCACAACACGTCGCAGTTGCTTTGACTGGTAATGTATATAGCCATAAGACTGTGACCGGCAAGTTTGCAGTAGTAATTCAAAAACAGAAGTAATCATGATAGGCTATATTATCGGTGGCGCAGCAATAGTAGGAGTTTCAATAATATTAATTGCTGACTTCATGGCTAAACTACAGAGAAGAAAAGAGTATTCGGATTGGCAAGTAGGCGACAAGGTCGCAATAAAAGATAATGACGATCTTTACTCTCTTCAGGGTTGGGAAAAGACGGCTTTCTATGTAGAAAACAAGGACGGGTCTACTGTAAAACTGGAATGGAAGCGACTGGACTTTAATAAGTCTGCTACTTGGAGGAGAAACCATCAGTCTTGTGAAAAGGCAATGGGTAAGAAACCTGGATTTTCTCCTGAACTTGGAAAAACCACTAGCTCTTCTCAAAAGATTGACGGTAAGCATATCGAGCTCTTGACTGAGATTGAGTGTCAGATCTATTTAAAACAGGCTCTTGAGACTGAAGACTATGAGCTTGCTGAAAAGATTAAAAAACAAATGGAAAAATACAGATGAAACTATTTTTAGACGATATTCGCCAACCGAAGGACGCGTGTTATCTAGTCTCAAACCCTGCTCTTTATTGGGAAGAGGATTGGCACATCGTTAAAAACTATCCTGAATTTTGTGCATGGATCAAGAGAAATGGGCTCCCAAAAATAGTATCATTTGATCATGACTTGGCTGATGTACATTATGAGATCGATTTTAATGATTGGAACGATCTTACTGCCGATCAACTTGGAGTTGAGGAGACTGGCCTAGACTGTGCAAAATGGATGGTTGAATACTGCTTAGATAACAGTTTTCCTCTACCTGAATATTACGTGCACTCTGCAAACCCTGCAGGAAAAAAGAACATACAGGCATACTTAGACAATGCCAAGAAACATTTAGAGTTATGAGTGAAACTATATTTGACAAACTAACAGCTTTCTTAAAGACTGAAGAGGGTCAAAGATCCCTTGAAGAGTTTGGTAAAAAACTTGAAAGAGACGCAGAATACAAGAGTCGTCAAGTTGAAAGATTTAAGAAAAATGCAGAGCATCGACTTGATGAAGTGCTTGAGAAGATAATAACTAAGTATGATTCAGATGAATACGTTCGTCGAGAATATAGACTTGGATATGAACCTAGAGAGACCCTTCTTTGGGTGGCTTTTAATTATGCAGAAGAATACTGTAAGCCCTGTGAAGATCCTCAGTATGCAAACCCGTTCACTGGCGAGATGTATTGGATCGGATCCTATGTAATTCAAGTAATGCATGGACAAGGCTCAGTAATTAAAATAGAAAAAATAAACAAATAGTATGTTAAAGGATCAAATCAATAAGGATTACATGACTGCTTTCAAGGAGAGAGACACAGTCAAAAAGAATTTACTTTCAGTTATCAAAGGAGAAATTCAAACACAAGAAAAAAACCAAGGCATTGACCACCTGTCAGATGATGAAGTCACTAAGATCTTAAATAAGATGGCTAAGTCATTACGCGAAGTTTTTGTGACAGACAGTTCACAAGTATTAACTGATGTGAAGATCGAATTAGATATCATTGAAGCATACTTGCCTAAGCAGATGTCTCGTGAAGAAATCTCTCTAAAACTTGAAGAGTTGTATGGTTCAGGTATTACTCAAATGGGTGATATTATGAAAGCGTTCTCTACTTTACCGGCCGACAAGAAAGTGGTTTCTGAATTAATTAAAAATCGTAACTAAGATGTCTAAAATTAGCACACTCAATCTCGCATATCCTGAAAAATCAGATATTAAGTTCGAGAAAACAAAATTTCCTGACGGTCAACAGTCAATTAAAATAACAAGTAATATTGCATCTGAAATAGCAATTAAAATCTACTCAAGATTTACTAGTTTTCAAGATCTAGAACTTATTCTTTGTGCAACTGCCGCTCTTAAGAATTTGGGAATGACTGATATTTTTCTCTACATTCCATATTTCTTAGGTGGTCGTAGCGATCGTAAGTTTGAAGAGGGCTCAATCAATTATATCAAAGATGTGGTTGCTCCAATTATTAATGCACAGCATTATAAAGGAGTCCTAGTCTTAGATCCTCACTCTGACGTTATCGAAGCGTGTATTGATCGACTGGATAAAATTGATAATTATAGCCTAGTTAAAGCGGCGCTTACTTCAATTGATAATACAAATGCTGCTCGAGAAAAAATGTGTATTATTTCGCCAGACGCTGGAGCACTTAAGAAGATTTATGGTGTAGCTAAACATTTTGATATTAGAGATGTCTTAACTGCATCTAAAGTCCGAGATCTATCTACTGGTAAGATCCTGCATACGGAGATCCCGCAAATTCAAGGCACACAGCCTAAGAATTTTGTAATCATCGATGATATCTGTGATGGCGGTCGAACTTTTATTGAAGTAGCTAAAGCGATTCGTGAAAAACGTCCACATCCAATGTTTAGTGATAAGATCTACTTGATTGTCACCCATGGAATATTTTCAGGTGGACTACTTGAACTTTCTAGACATTTTAGCGGAATCTATTCAACGAATAGTGTTAAGGATATTAAAGTTGATGAATATTCTGATTACACAGTAGATGATAGTTTTTTAACTCAATTCAATATATTTTAATATGGTAATCGTAAAACCTCCTCACCCAATCACTAAGGTTGGTGCAAATATCCAAGCAATATTTTTGGCTGGAAGCATTGAAATGGGTAGCGCGGAAGACTGGCAGGCCAAAGTAGAAAAGTTTTTTCGGTACTATCCTAAAGATGTTGTGATTCTTAATCCTCGTCGAGAAGACTGGGACTCTAGTTGGACTCAAGAGTTTACTAATCCTCAGTTCTATCAACAAGTCAATTGGGAGCTCACTGCTCTTGATGCAGCTGATCTAATTATTATGTACTTTCATCCAGACACGAAGGCTCCGATCTCATTATTAGAATTTGGAAAGTTTGCTGAGTCTGGTAAAATGATGGTGTGTTGCCCTACTGGATTTTGGAGAAAAGGTAACGTTGATATCGTGTGTGAACGATATGGAATCCCAAACTATGAGACACTAGACGAATTATTACAGGACATTCACAATAAAAACATAATATGATTGAATTTTTAGAGTTTACGTTCAGATCTTTCTGGACATTTATTGGAGTACTGATCCTAATTTCAGTACCCCTAAAATTTTTATTTAAGATGTGGAACCGTTTTTGGAGACACATGAGCATTCGTAAACATGGATATCCACAAAACTGCGATGCAGATGGAGATTTTCTAAAAAAGGGAGACGATGAATAATACAAAAAAGTTTTATCGAGTATCTAATGAGACCACTCAACAGGGATTGTGGTATGCATTCGATGGTGCATTCACTGGAAACATACACCATAAATTTAATTTCTGCAAACACAGGGATCTTGCAATGGACTTTGATGAAGAACTAGTAGGTTTTATTTCAGCGACTCCTTCATTAGAGGAACTATATATGTGGTTTCCAAAAGAAGACATTATCCGACTTCAGAAACACGGATATTACATTCATGTGTTTGAATCAAATAATCATAAGTTCTATGAAAGATTTCAACATCAAGTGATTGATCAAAAGACTGCAAAACTCATTGAAAAAATAGTACTATGAATCGATATGAATTACTTGTAATAATTGGTGATCAAACAGAAAGTTATACTGTTTTTGCTGAACATTTTAGCACTCAGACGACGAGCAGTACATCTTCTGGATTTTATGCATTCTATGCAGATCGTAAACTTGTTTGTTGCTATCCAATTGAGAGAACAATAATTGCTTCAATCGAAGATGCAGATGAATAGGATAGACGGTGACTTGATCCAACTTGCTAAAGAGGGTAAGTTTGACGTGATTGCACATGGTTGTAATTGCATGAGCACAATGGGCGCTGGTATTGCTCCTCAAATGGCTAAAGCATTCGGTTGCGACAGATTCGAGATGGAACTTTGGGGTCGAGATATTAATAAGCTAGGTAACATTGACTATCAAACTTTTGTACTTGGCAAAAAGGCTATTTGGTCACTAGAAGATGCAAAGAACAATCGTAATGAACCTGAGTTGACTGTTGTAAATGCATATACTCAATATAATTATGGTCGCAATCATAAAGATGGTGCAATTGCTCCATTTGATTATGAAGCATTTACCCTATGCATGAGAAAAATTAATACTATCTTTGGAGGAAAACATATTGGCTTGCCAAAGATTGGTGCAGGTCTTGCTGGAGGAGACTGGGAAAGGATTGAAAAGATTATTGAGAAGGAGCTTTGGTTTTGTGAAGTGACAATAGTTAGCTACCGACCATAATAATTTTAATCTTACAGTTTTTATTGGTATCATATAAACATAACCACCAATAAAATCAAAACCATGAAAACTTTATTTTTAGCCCTAGTTGTATTAATCAGCACATCGATTTTTTCACAACAGTTTAGAGGAATGCGTCAAGCTGAGTTAAAGTTTCTAAAAAGATATGGCATCAATTATATGTCTCCATGGGCTAGGAATGTTGTAAATACAAAATCAACACTTGACAGTTATACGGCAGTTGATCGTAAAACATTACAGTCAGCATACTCCAAATTTGTCACATGGAATAAAGGCAATTTTGCATTAGACCCAATTAACTCAAAGGTAATATTAGATGGATCTTCTTTCTATTACGATATTGATCCAAATCCATGTCAGATCACTGGAAAGATTCGAATTACAGTAGATAGAGATGATATTGAATACATCGAGATAGTTGAATACACAGTAGTAAGAGGAAATGCAACTGATCATGAATCCATAATTCTAGTAAAATATGTATATCATCCAGTCGAGCAGTATTGGAATGATACTTTCTATGAAGATTGTGGACAATGTCCGACTTTAAACTAAATAAAAAAGGGAGCTTCTGCTCCCTTTTTGTTATTTATATAGTATCGATTATACTGCAGCAATTGCAGCATCTCCTACCTTTTGCATCAGTGATGCCATTCCTTTAGTAGGTTTTGTTTGTTTTTGCCATTCAGCAGGGTCTTTTCTAATTGACCAAAAGACCTTTTTTAAATATGCGGCGTTTGCACAAATAGTATTTACATATTGTAAGAAGGTATTTGTTGCATATGGATCCCAAAATGAAGAATCAAATCCTTTAAATCCGATTCCAGTATCATCATTTCGATTAGTTAGAGAATTATCGGAAACACTTACTCCTTTTCCAGATGCATCCATTTGTGGTGAAACTTTTCCAGTTCGATCAACATAACATGATCCTAAGTATATAGGAGTTGGCCAGCTTGACTTAGATGTACCTATACAATAAACATTAAATGTCAATTGTGCTGAATTATAACTAGCACTACCGGCTTCAGTATTTTCTGATTTTTTTTCTAATTTACAATATAGCTGTTTTCCTGCATATTCTACTACCTGATCATATGGAAGCTTACCTCCACCTGCAGCAGCGACTGCTTTACCCATTGCAATACAGTCTGGGTGTTTATCCAATGATACTGCCGTAATTGCAACCTGTTCAAAGATCCCTTGGGTTTTTCTAGCTTCATTGACTCTTACCCAATTTTTAAAATTTAAAACGTTTGACATGTGTTAATGTTTTCTTATTATTTATTTAGATTGTGTCTAAAATTTTTAAAAGTGTCCTAGAATATAGTATAGTAGCTATAAATAAAACTATAATGGGATTAGACATTTATCTTTATAAGTATCAGGATTTTGAGAAGACTCAAAAGGCTGAACAAGAATACGAAGAATTTTCAGAGAAACTTTGGGAAGGTCTTGACTATGAGTCAATGGCACAAGAGGAAAAGGATTCTCTTCGCGAAAAAGAAAAAGAGTTTGCAGCAAGTCTTGGACTCGATGAATGGGGCGAGTCTAAAACCGGTAAAGAGAGTATAGAGCTACCGCATCCAGAATATCCAGATCACTATTTCAAAATAGGATATTTTAGAAGCTCTTATAATCCTGGTGGACTTGAAAGAATCTTACGAAATCTTGGATTGCCAACTATGCATGATATCTTTCAAAAGAATGATGAAGAATATGCATTTCAACCAGATTGGCAAGAGGCTCTAACTAGAGTTACTGAGTTAATCAAAGTATTCAAAGAAAAAGGAGCATATCGAGTACACTCAGTCTCAGCCAATATGTTTAGCGAGCCTAACATAAAATCTGAAGCTGCTGCACTTGAAGCATTTACTGCTGAACTTAAACGAGAAAATCCACTTAACTCAAACTATTCTAATAAGACTGGAGAGTTTTATGTTGCTGAACCTCTGAAAGTCTTAGCTATGATACCTGGAAAGTCTACCCTCCTTAGAGAACGTGACTGCATATACGTCGTGACTGAAAGCGACAATTCATGGTACGAACATGCTCTTGAGATAATCAAGGCGACTTGTGAACATGTTCTTGCACAGGACGACAATGAAAAATATTACCTACACTGGAGTGGATAAACACACTAAACCTACAACGAGCGACTTTCGAGCAGTTGCTACTAGCGAGTCTTGCATAGAGATCACGATATCTGAAGAATTAGATCTAAGCGGAGCTTCGCTAAAGATCTTGGGAGAAAATAGGAATTTTTTGACCGAGATAAAGAACCCAGAGTACTTTACACAATTATGTACCTATTCTGGAAACCCGATGTTCATTGAGTTGCACACTCCGACTGGAGTATCAGTACAGTATGTCACTGGATCGGGCAAAGATTTTTATAAGAACTTTAATAATAACTAAATATGTTTAAGCCAATTTCGCTTTTTTACACCGATGGCTACAAGATCGGCCATCGTAAGATGTTATCTCCAGGAACAGATTTCCTTTATGGAACCTGGATTCCACGTAGCACAAAACATGCACCTAAGGGTATCACTAAAATCGTTTCTTTCGGTCAACAATTAGTTGTTCGATGGTTACATGACGAATTCGCTGAGAATTTCTTTAAACTTCCTAAAGACGAAGCTCTAAAGTTTGGTCAAGACATGTCGATGTATTTGGGTATGGAATTTGATGCATCACACTTTGCTGATCTTCATGATTTAGGTTACTTGCCTATTCGAATCAAGTCTCTACCTGAGGGAATTGAGACTAGTCCAAATGTTCCTCACATGACATTCGTCAATACTGTCAATGGATTTGCATGGTTGACTCTTTATTTGGAGACAATCATCTCCTCTCTTGCATGGAAACCTGCGACATCAGCTACAATCGCTCTTCAGTACAAAAGAAACTTGGTGGAATGGGTAATGAAGACTGACCCTGCAAATGCTTGGTTAATTCCTTTCTTAGCTCACGACTTTAGCGCCAGAGGATTAAGCCCATGGGATATGTTATCTAGCGGACTTGGTCATGCTACCTCTTTTAGAGGCTCAGATTCAATCATCGTGATTCCAGGAGCTCGATACTTCTATGGAGAACCAGAACATGAAGTTTGTATCAATTCAGTGAATGCTTCAGAGCACTCAGTGTCTACTACTTGTATCTTCACGATGGGTGAATCGCAAATGTTAAAATACTTCATGGATCAGTTTCCTACTGGAATTCTTTCAGTTGTATCAGATACATTCGACCTATGGAAATTGATTACTGAATACCTTCCTGAAAACAAGGAACAGATCATGTCACGTGATGGTAAATTAGTTATTCGTCCCGATTCTGGAAACCCAGTTGATATTCTTTGTGGATGGGGAGGGTTTGACCCTGAAGAGGAAAGTGAAGAAGCTAGAAACCAACCCCAAAATAAAGGAGTTATCGAATTACTTTGGGACATCTTCGGTGGAACCATCAATGAACAGGGATTCAAAGTTCTAGATCCTCACATCGGTGCAATCTATGGAGATTCAATTACACTGGACCGTCAGATTCAAATCTATGAAAGATTGGCTGCAAAAGGATTCGCTGCAACAAATATCGTATTAGGTGTTGGATCATATACATATCAAATGAATACTCGAGACACTTTCGGATTTGCAGCTAAGGGTGCATGGTTTGAAGCAAATGGAGTAGGCTACGATATCTACAAAGATCCAATTACTGATGATGGAACTAAAAAGTCACTGAAAGGTCTGATCGCGGTAGATGAGGATCATGTAGTACACACTCAATGTTCTTGGGAAGAGGAAGAGACTGGACTCTTACGTACTATTTATGAAGATGGAAAGTTCCTTAATGAGGACACTCTAACCCAGATTCGTGAACGATTAGACTCAGCAATATAATGAAACGATTAATTATCTTGAGTGCAGTTCTAGTTGGACTGCACTCTTGTGCCTTTGAAGACAAGGACACTAAGAAGAACTCACCAGTCAAGTATTTAGATAAGTCTTCACAGTATTATGATAAGCAGTATGAAATATACATGTTAGACGGGTGTGAGTATATAGTAGTCAATCGAGGTATTACAAAATGGGGTTCACATAAAGGAGACTGTAAAAATCCAATACACATACATAATGGAGAAGTACATCCTTCTAATTGATATCGATGGCACCATTTGTGAGGATATCAAGAATGAGGATTCTCATCTATACCATTCAGCCAGACCTATTGAGGGTGCTCGTGAACGGTGTAATGCGTGGTATAAGGCGGGTGCACAAATCCATTTCTTTACAGCTAGGGAATCTAAAGATCGTGAAGTGACTGAGTTATGGCTTCGTCGTGAAGGTTTTCAATATCATTCACTAGTAATGGACAAACCTAGAATTAAGGAAGGCGAAGAGTATATCTGGATCGATAATCGAAAAGTCAGAGCAGTAACTTTTAAAGGATTATGGTCAGACCTGGTAGAATATACAAAAAAGATTTTATCTTTTGAAGAATAATAGTATAATAATCAAATAATCAATTAAATTAAATAAATGTTAGAAACAGTTTTAAATTATGCATGGACGTTAATTCCATTTTTAGCTCTAGTGTTTTACAAATTCACATTAAGAGTATTTTTCGGTATGGTAATTATCCCAGAAGACAAGATCGGGTTAGTTACTAAAAAGTTTGTTCTCTTCGGAGCAAACCGCTCTCTACCTGATGGTAAAATCATTGCACTCAATGGTGAAGCCGGTTTCCAAGCAGACACTCTTGCTCCTGGTTTATATTGGGGCTTTTGGGTATGGCAGTATTCTATTGAACAGGCAAACTTAACGATCGTTGAAAAAGGTAAGATCGGTTTGATCTCAGCCAAGGACGGTGCTCAGCTTCCTACTGGTGCGATCTTAGCTCGACACGTAGAGTGTGATAATTTCCAAGATGCTCGTGCATTCTTAACAGGTGGAGGTCAACGTGGTAAGCAAGTAGGCTATTTAAACAATGGTGTGTATCGTATCAACCCACAGTTATTCGATATCTATGCTGCTGAAATTACTTATATCGAAGACGGACAGGTCGGAATTATTACTGCACTTGATGGTGTTCCATTAGATCAAGGAAATATCGCTGGTAAGATGATCGAGGATCATAATAACTATCAAGATTTCGATAAGTTCTTGGATCATGGGGGTCAACGTGGTCTACAGACACAAGTTATTCAAGCTGGTACATATACTCTAAGCCCATGGGCAGTACAAGTCGAAAAAGTACCAATGACTCAGATTCCAATCGGTCATGTTGGAGTTGTTATCTCATTCGTTGGTGATGAAGGAGAGGATACTTCTGGAGATTCTTTTAAACACGGTAACATCGTGAAAAAAGGACAAAAAGGTGTATGTATCACTCCATTAGATCCAGGTAAATACGCGATCAATCCATACACTCACAAGATCGAGGTGGTACCGACTACTAACTTGGTTCTTAACTGGGCGAATGCACGAAACGAGTCTCACCAGTTGGACAAAGGATTAAGTACAATCACAGTACGTTCTAAAGACGGTTTCCCATTCAACTTGGACGTATCTCAAATCATCCATATCCCTGCAACTGAAGCGCCTAAAGTAATTGCACGATTCGGTTCAATGCAAAACTTGGTTTCTCAAGTATTAGAGCCGACTATCGGAAACTACTTCCGTAACTCTGCTCAAGACTCAGATGTGATCTCTTTCTTATCTACACGTCAAAAACGTCAGGATGCAGCTAAAGAGTCTATCTCTAAAGTACTTGACGAATATAACGTACATGCAGTCGATACCTTAATTGGTGATATCACTCCACCTGCAGAATTGATGAAGACTCTTACTGATCGTAAGATTGCATCTGAAGAGGAGGTAACTTTCGAGACTCAACGTAAAGCTCAAGATCAACGTAAGACCTTAGAATCTGCAAAAGCATTGGCTGATATGCAAGGAAAAATGGTTGCTGCTCAACAGTCAGTAGAGATCTCACAACGTGAAGCTGAAGCTGCCGTTAAGAGATCTGAGGGTGAAGCTCAAGCGACTAAGTTGAAAGCTGGTGCTCAGGCTGAGGCTAAGAAAATGATGGCCGAAGCGGATGCTGCTCAAATCGAATTGACTGGTGCTGCTGAAGCAAGTAAGATCGAAGCGATCGGTAAGGCAACTGCTGAAGCGTATGACTTACAAGTTAAGGCAATGGGCGAGGACAACTTCGGTAAATTGAAAGTCACTGAGATGATCGGTACGAACGGCATCAAAATTATCCCAGAGATCCTGATCTCAGGTAATGATGGAGCCGGTTCAATCAATGGCTTACTTGGAATGGAAATGTTAAAACAAATCCAAGAGAAGAAAAAATCTGAAATTGCACCGACTAGTGTAACTCCTCCGACTGAGTAATCAGTCCTCATATACCGACCGAGAGCTTGCTAATCGCAAGCTCTTTTTCGGGTTAAGAAGAGATAGAAATAACAAATTAGAAATGAAAGTATACTGTAAATCTTGCGAAAAACCTACATCACATCGTCAAAAGCTACACGATATCGTGTGCGATAAATGTGATATCTGTAACTATCCAATCTTCCTTCAGAGGATCGGAGATGGACGCAGTAATGTTGGAAAGAAGTTGATATGGGTTGAATGGACTGAGGAAGGTCGAGGAAAGGCTGTACACACCGAGCCTCAAGTAGGATTTAGTTTATGTTTAGATCCGTATACTATTAAGTCTAGTACTGAAAACTTGCCGAGTGCTTCAGGTTTCGGTTGGATGACGACTGAAGTCACTGAAATCTTAGAAGATAAGAAGTCTAAGGAATATCGTAAGATCCATTTCAAGACCAAGAATTCAGAATATGTTTTACATGTAACAACAATTGAATCATGACAATTTTATTTTTAATACTTGTATTAATCGTTCTAAATCTAGGCTGTTGGATCTTCTCAACATCTACCCTAGTGAACGGTGAACATAATCGAACTGCATTCATTGTAAAATCGATCTTTTACTGGATCTCAGTAATTGCAAACGTTTCAATAGGAATCTTATTAATGACCATATGACAGACTGGAAAGAAATACCAAGCACAGCTCAGTGTTTTCAATTAGACGAAGAACCTGAACTAATCCATGTAATTAAGACTGGATTTAGAGATATGTACATGATAGTTCATGAAGATGCATATGAATATTCAATAGGAAAAGTTGAATTCGGAACCAAAAGAGATATTGAAGTAAGATATAAAATAAAAATTAATTAAATGGACTCTAAAAGAATCATCTTAAACCAGATCAAGACACCAGACGGTACGATCTTAAAATCCATGCACCGACATGACTATGTGACATATACTGATAAAAACGGTCTTGAATATATGGTCGATGGGGGTCATGACTATTTACGTCGTATTGTTCATGACTCCGCTCCATATGAAGAGTTAACAGTATATGAAGATGCTCCGTTCGAGGAGATTCGTGAAGCTTTCCACAGAGGAGGTCGAGGCAAGGATGGGCTACAACCATTAACTTGGGTACCAATGTCAAAGATGAGTAATAACTGGTTACTTGCGTGTATCACATACAATGAGGAACGTGGACTTGGAGAAAGTTTCGCAAATGACATGTACAAGAAAGAATTAATGTACCGTCAGGAAAAAGGAATTGAAATAGAAGATTAGGTAAGAAGATCAGCTACTAACGTGTCTCGAGTAACATCAGCTTTAATTTTCTTAGCTGCTGCAATAAAGCCTTTAATATAACCTTCTGTATCATTTTCATTAGGCGGAGCATAAGTATAGAAAAATTGAGCAATCGTAGGTTTAGCTCCCTTAACATACTTCTTTCCGCCTTTGCTTGAAACGATTAATGTCTGATTACCGGCAGTTGGTGGCATTCCGCCATTTGCCCATTTAATTATCTTCTTTTCGATTAGTGCTTTTGCTCCTAACTCAGGTTTAGAAAAAGCAGCATATCTACCGGGTGTTCCATCTAATTTAGTTTCAACCTTAACTGCAGGATCAATATCTTTAAAGTCAGTTCCATCAAGATTTCCTGGGTTGTTATTACGATATGATCTAGTTCCCTTTCCGCCATTCGGTTTAGGATCCCATCCTTCTTTATTTGCAATAATTTTTGCTATTTCAAATGGAGCAGATCCGACTGCATATCCGCTTGCAGCGATAACTGAATCTATGTTGTTCTTGTTTACATTAGTTGTTTCACTCTCATTAATGTGGTTTAACCATTGATTGAAATTTAACATTCGTATTTAGTTTAATTTAAAATAACCAGTTTCCTGATGATTGACCTTTTGCGGATGACGTTCTTTTAAATTCATTATCGGCATCATCCATTGTAACTCCCAATAAACCTGCAATACTGATTTCAGGAGCTTTAATCTTACCTGTTACTAAGTATGCTGCAAACTTATCGATTGCTCCATCTAGTGTATGTGTAGCGATAATGCTAGGAATAGAAGCATACTCACCAGCGATTGGCAATTCTCTTTTATATTTTTCAGCCTGTGCCTCTCTAAATCCAGTTTCAGGATCAGTTCCCTCTTCGTCTGGACTAAATTTTTTAGTACTTACTTTATACGGTCTTAACCAGAATGCTCGACTTGAAGCCTCTTGATTTTCTTTTTCTAACTCAAAGCCAGAAGTCTTAGTATATGCACTAGGAGCTCCTTGAACTCGGCCTCGGCCTTCTTCAAAAAGTTCTTTTCTAAATTCTGCGAAGTTATGATATAGCCAGTATTGTGCGCGACCTGCATCTGAACCCAATGCTGTCGCTAGTTCATCAAACTCTGGATCTTTTACGTTAGATGAGTGTTCATTATCAATCGCATTGATTAGTCTCTCCTGAATTTGAGGTTTAGCTTTAGCTACGATCTTTGCAAATCTGCTAGCAAACACTCTTAGGAACTCAGTCGAAGTCGTCTCACCTTTTGCTGAAGTTCGGGTTTCTCTAGTTGTTCGAGGCTCAGTTGCTGGAGTCACAGGTAAAACATAAACATATAATGGTTTCTCTAAAGAAGGAGCATATTTCTTTTCTCCTTGTCTAGTCATTGCTCTAACGAATTCTTGAATCTTACCGTTAGTGTTTCCTCCTTTTGTATCGTGAACTCCTCTTAATTGAGAACGGTCAACTCCACTAGTAGTCAACTCAGAATATCCATAATCAATTACCTTCTTTCTTTCAGGATCCCATGCCATTACTGCATATTGTTCTCCAGTAGCGCCTTTACTTGGCTGTTTGTGATATAGGAACATAAAGAAATCGATCTCTTTATTTATAATAAAGATTCTAATCTCACCAAATGGAATAGATTGTAGGTACCATGCAAAATCCGTATACTCACTCTTAACCTCCTTGTCTTGGAATGGACTACGATTTGACTTACGGCCTCTCAACTTAATTGGTTCAGGAATCTCAATGTCTGGCGAAGGGATATAATACTTATACGGCATCGGAATAGCCGCTCTAGATTTATATGTGTGACCCATTTGAGGATACTTTTCAGTGTAGTGCTCTTCCTTAGTATGGATCTTTCTGATCATATCTTTAGGAAGACCTAATTGACTTAAGTTTGAGTCTTCAAATATAGCAAACGACTCAAACGTCGGCGCACAATAAATATCTCTTTTAGACATTGTATTAAGTTTTTTATTATTTATCTTCAGGCTCTTCTAGATTGTCTTCGATTCGGTCATCTGTTTGAGCAGGTTGACCGGCCTGTAAGAATTCTACAAATCCTTGAACAGTTTTTGTGTCTGCGACAAATGGATGCTTTCCTCCTTTAATATCTGTGTAGTCTTTAGTTGGCATTCTATATAAAACATAAAATGCAAATCGAGTATCGACATTTGGTCTCTTCTTGTCTAGGCCAGCAACAATTTCCTCAATATTACGGCGAATCGTCCGCATATCTGTCCCAGAATGTTTATTGTCATCGATAATTAACATTCTGCTGCCATTCACGGCACAGTCAACGACTGCTTCTATGAATGACGTAGTCTCGTAGTCATATTTGTCTTTCCACATGCTTCGAGCACCTCCAAAATTTATACCTGAACTTCTTACTATAAATGGCTTGGCCGGCTTATTATTAACAATGTCTCTCCAGACTATTCCATATGCTGCAACCGCTCGTCTAAGTTCATCTACTGTTGTCGCTGCCGTAATTGCTGCTTTAAGCTCAGGCGGAGTCTGTTCTTTATCAATATAGTCATATATCGTGTTTTTAGCTTTCCTAAAAGTTGCCGCGCCATTTCTATCTACTTGGCTATTTACTTCTTTCCAATCAAATGCATCATATGCATCAAAATAAACAACTTTAGGTAATTCAATAATTTTTACACTTGAACCTACTGTTTGTGAAATTGCAGTTGCCATTGAATTTACTAAACCTGCAGTCGAACCAACTGTGACTACGTAGTCTGGTCTAAAATTAGAAGTTATTCCTACTCTTCTAAATGATCCTTTAATAAAATCATTTAAACTTGATGGCATGTCGGCAATTTCGCCATTCTTTAATTTATCCATAGTATATTTTATTCTACCTGGATGATCTATCTTTGGAGAAATATTATCTGGTCCTAATCCCCAAAAAATCGGCCATGACCATAAGTCAGGTCGTTTATCATCTTTACCTGAAGTGAAAGTTCCTTCTGCATGAGATCTGCCAGAATCAGCTGTCTTTAAGACCTCGGCCGGATTATTTCTATCATCTGCATATTGTAGATGAACAAGACCGTCCTGTCCAAGATACGCGCCTTCATTGATAAATTGATTGAATGATAATAGTTCCATATTGTTTATTTATTCTTCTATAAATGCTCGAATATCTTCTCCATCTGGATTATCTAGGGTCCAACATGCATCTCCGATTGAACTACTTGCACAATCAATAGTAGTGTCCTTCTTCAGTTTTGCCCAAATCTTATCGACCATTGGATTTTGACGACGACCTTTGCCTGAATAGAGATGACCGAGTCGATCAATTAGCGCTCGATAGATCTTGGTGGCAAGCCCCATTCCTCTAAGGTTCTCGTCAAGAGTTATGTGAGGTTGATATAAGTAATCATGAATTACCTGAAGGGTTAATACTATTCCTGGATTAGGAACATCCTCTCCAGGTAAAATAACTCCCAGATTCATTAAGTTACCCTCTGATTCTAATCTCACGAATCTTATCCCTTGCCAATTTAGATCTTGACTAAAAAATTCTTCTCTTTCTAGGATATGTTTTAACACTTAAAAATCTTTTAGTTATTTATTATAAAAGAGAGATGGAAAAGATTATAACATTCACTAAAGTTAAGCTTCCATATGGTTGGTTGGGCAACATGTCCCCATATCCAATTGAATATGATGGCAAGGAATGGAGAACGACGGAAGCCTTGTTCCAAGCGCTTCGATTTGAGGATGAAGATATACGTGAATTGATACGAAGTCAAAAGTCTCCGATGGCTGCAAAGATGATGGCAAAGAAACATCGTGAGTCAATGAAAGTTGAGCCACTTTCTGATGAAGACTATGGCAACATGGCCTTATGCTTGATCCTAAAACTCAAACATCATCCTGAACTAATAGATGCTCTTCTTGAAACTGGAGATTCAGTAATCGTTGAGGACGTTACTTCTAGGGGATCAAGAGGATCTAATCTTTATTGGGGAGCGATGCTCGATGAGAATGGAAACTGGATCGGAGAAAATAAACTTGGAAGATCTTGGATGTATCTTAGAGAATTATATCAAGTTAGTGTAAACTCTCCTGAAAAAGAGAGTACAATATAAAAGTTCTTTGAATATTGCATGAGCAGGTAGGAATTGGGTATGAATAAGCAACCTTGTGTTCTCAAGGCGCCCTTTGACCGAAAGCTCTGCTCTTAACTACTGACTGAATGTTGACACAGAGGAAACAATAGACGCTATCAAACCTTGGGGGTCTTTAACTTTGATAAGGACTCAGCAAGTTAGGAGGAACGGAATTGGGACATTGGGGTAATAACACGTCGAGCGACTGACACAAAAGGCCGAACCTTTGTCTGAAACTGTTTACAGCCAAGAGTATTCGATTCGATGCATAGTGTCGAGTCAACGGTAAGGTATTTGATTCCTTGAGGCTAATCATTCTGAATGGAGCCAAGATTAGGTAGAATATTCCAATTGGAAATGGATCAAGTAGTTATTAAGGCCCCTTCGGGGGCCTTTTTATTTTTGTAAAATAATTTAGAATAATGGATATATTAGTAGACTTCGATGGGACTTGCACGACACATGACTTTCCAAAGGTAGGTAAAGAAATTGGCGCACCTGAAGTATTGAGAGACTTAGTATTAGCAGGACATAGACTAATCTTGTTCACCATGCGTAGCGATACAAGTCAAGGTAATTATCTAAAGGACGCAGTTCGCTGGTTTGAAGAACAAGATATCCCACTATATGGGATTCAAGAAAATCCTACTCAAAAGGCATGGACAAGTTCGCCTAAGGCTTATGGCCAACTAATCATTGATGATATATGTTTAGGCATTCCGTTAATGGTGGATCCTGAACTATCAGACAGACCCTTTGTTGATTGGGCAAAATGTCGAATCTTAATGGAGGAGTCAGGAATTCTTTAATCTCTGAACTTTCCTGGAAAAATGCGTCTCCATTCATGACCTTTAGGAACGTCCTTTGTTCTTACTCCAAAGATTTTCTTTTCAGATTGACGACATGCATCTTCACCATTCCATTTGAATCCATTACGACAGGCCCAACCTTTAATAAAAGGAATTTGTAAAGGTTGTCCAGTAACAAAAGGAAAGATAATTCCACTATTGTTTTCGATCTCCTCGATCTTACCGTGACGAATTTTTAGTATAATCTCACGACCCATTCTAGAAGTCATGATTATCTCTTCTTCACGTTGCCAGCTTTCAAATAATTGAATATATTGTTTCATGTCTTTGGATTATACAATTGGTGTAACTGCTGCAACTAATTCATCGACTAGGTTACCTAAAAGAGTTGTATCGATTTCAGTCATGCTAATGATAAAGTCAGTCTTATCTGCATGATTTCCGGTACCTTTACCTAAATAACGAACGTCCATTCCATTAAAAATATGAATGACGTGATAATCAGTCAATACAACTTCTTCTGGTTTAAAAGTCAATACATGATCTACAAATGCTTGTAAATTTGTTAAGGTATCTGATTTTACAGTACCGTTATTATCTTTTCCAATAATTTGTGAATCACCGAATCCAAATAGGTGAATTGTATTAAATTGTGACATTGTCATTAATTATTTTTATTATTTATCTCATAAAACAACAAAGGATCCCTTTCGAGATCCTTCATTAGAGCCTGACTTTAAAATTTAGATAGGAGTTCCGCAATTAGGGCAGAACTTCCAGCTTGATTTTTTGTGACGTGAACCACAATTGGTGCAATAGTTTCTGATTTCTTTTACCTCCACCGGTTTTTGAGATTCCGGTAATATCTGCATGTGAACAGTATGACACGTCCAAGCGTTATATGTAGAATCGTCATTAGTGAATCCTTGATCTGAACTTTCTCCCTTTTCAGCACGACCAGTCTCAAAAGAATCTAGGGTAACTGATGAAGTAGTAATTGAACTGTTCTGACCAATAATATCACTTGATATTCCAAGTGAAGATGTAAAGTAGACTTGATTGTGAGTCGTTCCTCCATAAACCGGCTGACTCGTAGAGTCGTATGTCCATGTGCTAGTTGGCATGATATTCAAGTTCGGTCGAGATGTCGACTCCTCATAGAATTCCACCCTTACTTTTCCGTTCTCACTGACCGCTTTTTTAGCCTCCTTTGAGTTTTCTATCTCATATGTCTCGAATAAGAACTTTTTAGGTTCATCGATCCATCTCTCTAGGAAGACTCTTTGTCCTGGTTTAAGTACTATTCCTGCATTGGAGATTGCAACTCCATCTAGAAAGATCTTAGCTAAGACTTTTGTTGTTTTTGGATTAAAGAGCTCGATCTCAAAGTGAGTCGCGTTCTTTAAATAGATTTTTTCGCCATATTGTTTTAAGCGATTTCTGTTTACTGCAATATTTGCAGTTGGACTTGAGTAGCCCGTGATGTTTGTAAAGTACATAGTTTACCTGTTATTTTTATAAGCAGACGTCTTCGCGGCACAAACCGCTCAAAAGTTATAAACTCAACGCCGACTAGAGTGTCAGGCTCTATTAATATTTAACTATAATTTTTACAATAGTTTTAAAGATAATTATTTCTTTAGTACAATATTACTATTGTCTAACTAAAATAAAAATTATGAACTTTAACAAAGTAGTGATTGCTCGAAGTTTAAAGCCAATCATCAACGTAGTCATTCTAGTTTCGATCTCGACAGCTGCGTTCCAATTGGGAGGCATGTATGCCACTTCGAAAAAGAAAGAGGTTAAACAAGAAAACCCTTATGCTCATGCATTTTCTCCTGAGGAGATCTCAATTGCGGTCAACGAAAGCAATGAATTGATCATGATTGAGAGAGCGACTGGAAAGTACATCGTATATTCGGACAAGATCGGTCAGACCATCTTTGGAATGTATGCTAATCGTATTCACCAAGAAGTGACTGATGCTGGTAAATAGTATTAAAATCGGTATTGTGGTGGGAGCTTTTGCTGTCACCGCTCTCACCGTTACTGAACCGGAAGTGCCTCAAAAACAAGAGGTCCGTATTCCGGCGAGTATCGATCAAGGTTCTCCTCCATGCATACAGATGTACAGATACATTAAAGAATACGCAGATACTTTCGATATCCCTATTCGATATGCATTTGGAATAGCTTATGCTGAGACTCGATACGATGGTCCTTTTCATTGGAAGTACAATCCAGCCCAAACAAGTTCAGCCGGCGCAGTAGGTCCGATGCAAGTGATGGTAGCTACAGCTAGATACGTTAATCGAGATGGGGTCTCAAAGGACTATTTGAGAACCAATATAAAATACAATGTATATACTTCAATGAAACTCTTACGTCGTCTCTATAACTTACGAGGTAATTGGAAAGTAGTATTTGGAGAGTATAACACAGGTCGGCCGTGCATAAACGAATACGCTGAGCGTGTGTACAACCATAAAATAGATTGGGAACTAAATTAAACACATAATGCAAGAAAAAGCAACTCAAATTCTTGGTTGGAACGGAGCGATGCTCTCCGGCTCCAAATCAGGATACATTCAAAGAAACCCAAAAAACATGGCAATCTTTAATTCGAATGTTATCGCAATGGGCAGTCAACCTGAAAAAATCTGGTATGGAGATCTTGATGTGACTATGAGCTTAGAGAAACTAAAGACCTTAGCTGAAACTATTGGAACTGAAGTGAGAGTTCTACGCGAAATGGACGCTCGATTCGAATATGAAGAGAAGCCTAACGTGAAAAAGTTTGTGATTAGTGTTCAACCTGATGGCTCATATGAACTAGGTAATTTCGAAAAGGATTATTATTTACACGAAAGCTTAACTCGAAAAGACGATGAGTGAAATACATTTTAAATTAGATTCAATAACTCGAATCACACTGGTAAAAAGAAAGCCTAGTGAATATTATTGGGCATCATCTCGCCCAGAAAAAAGAACTTTTTTCGGTTTAATCGTATCACAGAAAGCTTTACCTGCAGGCTGGGCTTATAACAAAGATGATCGGACAGAATTAAAAGATATTCTAAAGTACAAGTGGTATGGTTTTGATGAATCTAAGAATGAGATCTACATTAAACCCCTAGTCGAAATAAGATTGCTTGAAAAAGGAGAAATCGGTCAGCGTTTTAATTCAGACGAAGAAGCCATTGCATGGATCGATGATGTCATTGCTCAAGCTAAACATAAATTTGTTGTAATAGGTCGATAAAATAATCAGTGTTCTATGAATAATAAATTAGCAGTCGTTTACACAATCCTCTGGTTCGTAGTAGTTGTGATTATTGCACTAATCGTAACTTAATAAAATTTGTAAAAAGATGAAAGTAAGCTTTGATTTCGACGGTACTCTACGCCGATCTGACGTACAAAAATATGCAAAGGGTCTAGTGGAAGAGGGTCATGAAGTATGGATCGTTACTACTCGAACCTCTACTGAAGACATACTTGCGAGAGACTGGCACTGGTGTAAAGATCAAAATATTATTCTTTTCGAGATAGCCGAGTCCTGTGGAATACTTAAGGAACACATTGTCTTTACTGACCATCAAGATAAGATACATTTTCTTAAAGGTAAGGGTTTTGCTTTTCACTTAGACGATGATGTCGATGAACTCATGAAGATATCTGAAGGTAGAGATCCATGCCGACCAGTAAATGTAGAACATTTTGAATGGAAAGAGAGATGTGCAGGAGTTCTTAGTAAAACAAATGATTGATTGTAAAATAAAAATTATGGGAAAAAATAGAAGTAATGAATTGTTAGAATCTTTACTGGGACTAACCAAAGAAGAGGGTTTAAAATTATGTTCAGAAAATGACTATATTGTTAGAGTTAAAAGAGAAGATTCTAACCATTATAGTATCAACTTGGACTATCGTTTTAATAGAATTAATTTGGAATTAGATAAGGGAATAATAACTAAATGTAATATTGGTTAGTTATTTTATTACATATAACAGTTGCAAATTAGCTTCTCGCTAGATTTAGTATAATTATCACATGGAAGAATACATTCGTAAGGGCAATCATCACATCGCAGTGTTCATGGAAGATTTCTATGATACTGGATTAGAACCTTCATATTACATTCGTAAGAATAAAGAGTATAAGATTGAGGAAGCTCAATACCATTCTTCTTGGGAATGGCTCATGACTGTCGTTGAAAAGATCGAAGAGCTTGGATTTCGAGTCTATCTTGCAAAGGAATCTTGTCAGATCTATAAAAAGTATTGCGACTTTCCAGATAACTTTATTATCGATGCAGACTTTAAATGGGACAGGTTGGAGAATGCATTTGATGGGATCTCTGCATTCGCAGAATGGTGGGAACGTAAAGGACGAAAACAACCAGCTTTAAAAAAGTATTCAGAGCTTCATAAAGAAGTTGATGAATTCATCGATCAGTGGTTACTTGAAAAGGTTCGTTATCGAGAGGAAGAAGTATTTGAGACTGAACCTCGTCCAGGACTGATCAGAAAATGGCATCCTGTACATCCAAAGGGAAGTTCAAATAGACCATTCCTTGAAGAGAAGATGAGAGCTGATTTAATCTCAATGTTTAAATTAAAATCTGAAAAATAGTATAATATACACATGAAGTTATACGTACCAGAAATCGGAGATCATATAATCTTAACTAAAGATTGGACATTTGATCTACATGCAGAGACTCGTAATGAACAATTAGGCGCACTCTTTGGTCACTACCTATCTAGTGCATATCGAGGCGGTTGGATTGAAGAAGAAATACTTCCTCGACTTAGACCACTCGACTATTCAATTAACTATCCATCATATGATGATCCAAAGTTTCGTAAGAGGTTTGGAGGATTTGATAAGGAAGCATATGATCGAGCAAAAAAAGAAGCTGAAGATTCTTGTCCAGAATTCGCGAAATATTGGGCAGACCATAAAGAATGGAATGATCGCGCTAATGAGATAATGAAGGAGAAACTTACAGTTACTATCCCAGCTGGCACGACGCTAGCCGTCGATCGAATCTATATTCGTAAGGGCGCTTCTGATTACTCATCGATCACGTTTTATGCAAAGCAATTGGGAGAAGTAACAATTCCAGGAAGCAGATGGAGCTGGGGAAATCCCAAAGCAAAAAAGGTCAAAGCTCAGCGATTTTGGGCAAAATTGACTGACTGTAACACTATTGAATTTAAACTATTATCTCAAGATGAAAAAAACTAGGAACCCAATAACTGAAACTGAGATATTCGTTTGTGAATGCCACTCCTTTGAGCATCAGATGAAATTCGTTCATGATAGTGAAGAAAACTTGTTATATGTATATGTTCACTTAACTAAAGATAAGTTTTGGGCAAGATTAAAGAAAGGCATCAAATATATCTTTGGTCACTCTTCTCGCTTTGGAGAATGGGATGAGTTCATTTTTCAAGAAAAAGACGAAGTTGCCTTGCGTGACTTTTTAAATCAAATCAAACGCAAAGAAGATGAAGACCCGCTCCCTTAAAATGAAGATTGGAATCGTTGAATATAATTTCAGTGAGATTATCGACGAATGGGTCACAGCAGACTGTCGACTTGAGGCACGTGAGATTATTCGACACATGTTGAAATGGGATACTCGATATACGTATGCTCTACTTGTTGAGTTTATCATATATCATGAAAAAGGCATGGGAAGCATTGTATGCAGCCATCTTGATTTTATGAAATCAAAGCTAGTAGACTTTGGAAAGATGAAAGCTGGAGGATGTTTCGGCTCTCCATTCACCAAACTAGAAGATGATGTTTAAGAATTGACTGCTCTCATTTGAGAATCAGTTAACTCTACTGCGATGCATGCTTCTCCTTGTTGTTTAATCAAACGTTCCATATAAGGAATAGTGATCCATGCATGACCTCCTTGACCCCAAGATTGACCCCAAGAGTTTTTAATTCTAATTTTATTGGCTTTAGTATCGACTCCATTTAAGACGTATGCATGTCCTCCCATTAACTGACCAGTAGGTTGGATAAATCCAATCTGATTAGTATTCATCATGTTTGCATACCAATTAGTTCCTACGACCAGTGGTCCAGTCGTTAGAAGAGTATTTACGATCGTCTTAATATCGAATGCCCAATAATAACTAGAAATTTTCTTAGCTGATCTTAAGTATTTTGCTGCTCCTCTAACTGAAGTGCCTTCATAATTTTCACCAGCCCATTCATCAAGACGTTGAGCATTATCATATATAAGCTTTGGCGGAACGATTGGTGCAATTCCACCGTGTTCAACTGGTCCGTCTTCGATCCAATGCGCCCATGCATAACCTACACAGTAAGGAGTTTCACCTTGATCTCCCCACCAGCCATTATCATTCCAGTAACGCTGTGTGTATTGAATAGTCTTATTGACTGGCAAGTGTTGCCTGATTAGATATTTTTTATCCCTAGCATCCGGTAGATAGACTCTATTTAGAGTAAAAGATGACATATTAAGAATTAAGTTTTATCCAAATCTCATAAGGAAGTAGAGCAGATTCACCAAGATATTTCTTACGAACTGCTTCGGCTGCTTCTCTTCCGCCCTTTTGATATGCGTCCAAGATACGATCATTAATCTCCTCTTGAGAAAGATTCTCATCTTCTTCTGGTTCAAACATAGATCCCGGTTCTTCTTCAATTTCAGGTGCGACCTGTGCAGGCCCCGGAGATCCTTGTTTTTGAGCAGCTTGATACGCCTCTTCAGCATCTAAGTTGTTGAGAGCCTCTTCTACCAAAGGATGAAATAACTCTTCTATTTTTGTTTGATCTTCACTTAATACTGTATAAACGATCTTTAACATTTCTTTTGCATCCTCTTGATGAGAAACTGCAAGTAAACCAAATACCATCCAGAAGAGTCTTTCCTCAAAGGCTCCAAGCTCGTCCCAGTCTTCATCCGATTCAAGATTATTTCGATATCCTTCAAGTCTCTCATTTACATCAGGCTGAGAGGAGATTGCTCTATAAAAAGATTCTTGCATCTCAGGCCCATACTTAAATTCCTGTGCCTCATCAAGTAGAGTATCAGTATTTGATATTACTAAGTCGGCTCCTTCTCCATAGAGGTGTTCTAGGCTCAACTGTAAAGGAAGCTTATAGACTGCTTTAATTGCTTCGTGAATTAGAACTGACATGTCCACTCCTCGAGCAGTAATGCTTGCACCTATTCCCTGAACTAAGTCCGCAGCTGCTTCACTGTCTTCCAATGGAGACCCGTTCATGATTTCATCAATAAGATCTTCAGCAGATTTTTCTTTTTGTTCAGCTTCTTCATCAGACTTAAAATTTTCTTTCTCTTCAAAATCGATTTTACAGGCACCAGCAGTTCCTCCACGTAATGCTCGCTTAATGAATTCCTCTGATAATCTCCAATCGTTAAATTGACTGATGCTTGAAATCTTATTTAATACTTCAAGATATTCATCAGCTGCGTCTCCGATAATGCTGCGAACTCCATTTTTAAACATTGGCAAGTTTAAAATAGCTTTAGAGGTTAGACCTTTACCTTGTTGAATAGTTCTTAATATTTTACGTCTCTCGATCTCACTTAAAATTCTTTCATCATCGATAGATTCGATCCTCTGTTCGATGTTACTCTCGTCTGGAGTTTCTTGAATCATTTGACTTGCTTCCGGTCCAATCTTAAAACTAAGAGTGACATCATTAAGAAAACTTCCAAATAACTTTATAAATGAATCTTCTGCAAGTTTTGATAAATCGTCTTCATGTCCTCTTTGGATCTGCTGTGATCTACCGATTAACTGGCCAAATCTCATAAGATCTTGGCGATTCTCTCTCTCGAAATTAGCCATTTTTGCCTCTTTCTCAGTGCTAGTCTTCTTTAGCCATGAGTTAGATTCATCTCCAGCTTCTCCTGGAATTCCTCTATTTCCTTCTAATGAAACTTCATTTAGGAAAGATTTAAAATCGCGTACCTTATTTTGCATATCTATCGTGTAAATTTTTGATCATCATCTTTCCTTCTGGAGTATCTTTAATATTTTCCAATTCTTGAAAGAATAAGTCAATCATTTCAGCATACTCAGCCATAGGTTTAGTCTTTTCCTTTTCGCTAGGTCTCTTAGTAGGAACTGGTCTAAATGGTCTAGTAACTGGCGGTGCAGTAACAGGAGGAGCAGTAGTCGGTTTAGTTTTAGTATCATCCATTAAGAACCTTTCGTTCATAGTCTTGATGTGCTTTCTAGCCATAAAAATAGATTTATTTTAGTTATTTATCTCCATATTTAGATCAAACCGAAAAAGAAAGAGTACAATCTTTAAGATAAATAAGTCTATAAAACAGTTTATTTTATTATGAATGGAATTTTAAATTTTTCCCAATGGGTCAGAACTACTGCACTAAATGAAAACGTTAAAGCAGCAAAAGCTTACTTAATTAAAAAGTACGCCGACTATCATAAGCTTGAGGAAATTACACCAGAAGATGAACGCAAAGCAGTTGACATTAAAGCTTATCATCAGATTAGAGAAATAGTTGGATCGAACGATGGATACGTTTACCCATTCATTAAGTTTCATTTTGAGCAAAAAATACCTATATCTGGTTCAGCTGAGACTCGAGTTACCCTAAAAAATCTCTATGCTAAGATTAAGGATCACGCTGGAATTCTAAATACTCTTCCTATGACTATTCAACAGTATTCTGAAACTCCAATGGTTGGAGGTGTTTCTGGCTGTGAAGCGTTAATGGATGAGTTTGATAGATATGATCTTAGGAAAAAACATAAATGGGTCATTGAAAAAGTTAATGGCGAGTTACGTAGAAGCATTAAGCAATTGTCAAGAGATGAAATTAACAGGTTGTATGATGCCGCTAAGATAATAGATGATGTTGATGCGGAGTCCGGAAAAGAATATAAAGACAGTCAGCAAGTAAGCATATTAAAGAAATCTAATGCATTTAAAGATGGATTAACTTATTTGAATGCAATTGAATCTACCGCTGAAGGTTTATCAAACTCAGATGTAAATCAAAAAATTAATGAATTAAGAACAGTTTCACCAGAAGCAGGTTTAATTTATGCTGGTGGAGGATACCTTGTAATATCAGTTAGAACACAGAGAGCTCAACTTGAACTATTTAAAATAGTTGATTCGACATGGTGCTTAAATTATGCAAAAGCTCATAAATCATATGGAGGAAAGCCAGGATACCTACAGTATAATATTTTCAATTTTAATTTACCAGTAACAGATCAGTTATATATTGTTGGGAATACAATTGATGCATCTAATAATCTTTCAAATGCTCATCAGATGAATGATGCGTCAATCGTAAAATCTAGAAATTTTGCTGAACACCTTAGAATATTAGGATATCCAGAAGAATTAATTACGGCGACCGTTGAAAGTATCCCAGAAGAGAGACAAATTAAAAATATTGTTGCTGACTTAGAATTAGAGTCTCCTAATCCAACAGAATCACTATTTAAAATTATTAAATCGAGTTACCACACGAGCATAGATAAGGATCCTGAGCTTTTAAGCATCATAGTTGGAATTATACGAGACCAATTAGCTAAAAGACTTTCTAAACAAGCTATTTTAGAAGGTTACATGAAGTTTGGAGTCATGTCCGAATTTTCGGCGAGAGTATTAAATGTTCTTATTCCAAATATCACAGATGAAGAAAAAACTCAGCTACTAAATAAAAATGATCAGATCATAAATGATCCGGTTAGAGGTTTTAAAGCAGTTATAGCTAGAAACGGTAGATCGATGTATCCACAAATAACTAAAGCTGTCGATAATGAAGAAAAAATTAAAGACATTATTGCTAGTGGAGAATCAATTACTTCTGAAGGTTTCTAAACTTTTAACGGCACCTGAGTATAATCTATCATGAAACAAAATAAGATAGACGATGCTCTTTTTGATTGTTATCGAGAGCTTTTTGCTAATTCTACACCAGTTGGAGACTTTGATAAATTGGTAGAGACTGCTACCGTCAATGAAAGAGGTCAAAAGGAGATCCCGTTTGATGATTATGAAATAAGTGAAGAGAGATTTCAGGAGATTATCAAAGAGACTTTAACTAAACATAAGGTTCCAAAAAGATTACATGAATCATTTAGCGTCGCGATTCATTTAGGTTGTTCACCAAGATTTACTAAGAGGTGAGAGATTACTTGAGACTCATGGTCCCAGCCATACGCTGACATCTTTCCATTGTGAGTGAACGACCAAGTCATTGGATTCTTACCATGATAGTTTACAATGACTATTTCATATCCATTATCACGAAGTAATTTTAGGTTAGCTCGATACTCTTCTTGCATCGCTTGAAGCTTAGCTCTCTTTTTTGGGCCAATATAATCGTTTCTCATTCTTGTGTGACTATTGGAACTAATATCTTTTCAACAAAGGTTTGCATGTCTTCAGTATCAATCGTGTCCAGAGAATCTCTTTCAGAGTGACAGTTGTAAACCATTGAAAAATCTAAATATTCATCTCCCCATTTTACATTCGACTCACCTTCGGTCAATATCGGTAGGGGATTGATTACGACAGAATCGATTCCATGCTTTCTAAAGATCACCGAATCATTGAATGGAGTACGAACTATCGGACATTCAAAGATCCCTCTAATGTGATCTGATAATTTACCTGGGTAATCGCCAATAAAGAAAGTATCTCCTCCTTTTCCAGTCAGTTCAAGGTTAAGAATCCATTCGACTTCTCCGAACTCTCCGCCATTGACCTGATTAGCTAAATGTTCTGAACCTAGACCTCCGACCTCTTCGCCATCTAAAAGAACGACGGTTAATTCAGGACAAAGGAGTTTTAGTGCGATCGCATTTATCACCGATGCTGAATTATCGTTTGCATTATCGATGTTTGGATTCACGATGTCATGATGGGCAGTGACAATCCTATTGCTCGTACCTCGTAAAACGATATTGAATCCTCGATTATTATCATCGATCCACCACGTGTGAAGTTCCTGAAGAATTCCATGTTTTTGAATAAGTTCAGTCAAGAAATTTACTCGTGGAGTAGTGTCAAATCCGTTTCTATAACACGAACCAGTGTTTCTTGCTTTACAGAATTCTATTATCTCTTCATATATCATGATCTAATAATACTAAAAATGCCCCTGATAATAAAACCAAGGGCATCATAAAATAAGATTTAATGAGTTATTCTTCTACTTTAGAGTATTTTCTAGAAGTTCTAGAGGTTGCGCTTAATAGAGTAGGTGCAGCCGCCCCTTCAGGTAAAGGAACAGTCATTATGTATTTGATGCTTGGGCACTTTCCAGCAAGGGCAATGATATCCACCGTGTCTTCATGAGTGTCTTTACCTGCAAACTCTACTTTTTCTGAGACTAATTGATCACTTAAGTCAATTCTTTTAAACTGCTCTCTAACCGCGAGCTTAACTTCAGCAACAGTCAAACTATCTGATTCTTTATTGATGTCAAAGACGAATGATCTAGTTGCAGGTTTAGTTGTTCCTTCAAAGAAGGCTTCTACTTTTACGAATGCTTTCATGTTTATGAATTTAAGTTTTTTTAATAGTATGAATACCATGCTGGGAAGTCATTCTCCCACCAATAATCACTCGGACCGACGTTTACTACGCTTACTGATGACTGTCCAAAATAATAGTGATCTGATGCATTAACATTTGTATCAGGTACAATACTAATAATTGCACGATCAGTAAGATTCCATACATCGACTTCACCAGTCACGTTAGCATCTGCCGAGATGTTTGTTCCAGATAAAATATTTCCTTTTAGATCATATAAGTTGGCACTCCAACCGCCGATGTTATTTTGCCATGCAAATAACAGAGTATCACGGCCAAGTTCTCCTTTCCAATCATTTGAATAGATCATAGGTAGAGTATACTCGAAATAATCTTCACGTAGGATAGAAATGGTCTTGCCATAGTCAGCATCATCTACTCCAGTATCATGAACGATCACGATTGATCCCCATCCAGTGTTATTTGGATAGTATGCGAACTCAATGGTCGGCGAGATATCACCATACCCGTTCTTATGAGAAACGAATACTTTATTGTACCAAACACCAGTCTCAGTATTAAGATCTAGAATATCGTAGTTTGAGTTTTTATTCACAATATACGTTCTTTCACTGCTGAAATCGACTATTGCCAGCGTATCATGCGTTCGATAATATTGAGTGGATGAACCTAAGTTCTGAGATACAGAATTGCTCTGCCCATCACTATCAACTTTAATCCAAAAATATGTATTGTTACTATTATCGTAAAAACAATATAGTCTCGCAGAACTTAGGAAGAAGCCATCGACTAACTTAGAAGTATTGATACTAATTGCTGCGTTTACGACAGTACGCGAAGCATTAGGCTTAAAGATCACTCTTTGATAATTCTCGCTGCCTCGACCGACTCCCTCATCCCAGGTAAATCCGTCGAAGATGATTGTTTGGTCTTCACTAAATGAACGAATCACTCTTTCATAATCGAAGTGGAAAGTATCAAACGCATAAGCTAGAGTAGTGTCTTCGCTAAAACTTGAAGTTCCATCAAATAGTACATAAGTATTTAATGTATCTACTCGATACCACCATATGTTATTATCATACCAACTGTCGATCTCGTTAGAATAGGTCACCATCAAATCATTACTTAAGGTTACTCCAAGTATTCCGTCATCATTATAGTCAGACATTCCATTAGGATAATCTGAATCCCAATAGTGATAATAAACATTGATGTCTAATAGATTAGCACCGGCGGCTGTCTGTTGGATGATCTCATTCGTGTTATAATCGTATGAGCAAATTAAATTTGAATCGTCGGAAGATCCGCTTAATATAAAAAAGTATTTATTATTTCCATAAAAAGAATCTCTTCTAAAGTTATCGTGTTGGTATGAAGTAAGATTAAGAGATTTTATAACTGCACCGGTTGAATCAAACACTTTAAATGATTTATATTCACCAGTTGTATAATCTGCCTTAGTCACTGTGATAAAGTCTGCATTCCAATCATTTGTAATATTCCAAGTCTCTTCTCCTGTTATGATACTATCGACTATTGAAACTGAACCATTAATCATGGTTCCTAAATAGTATTTGGTTGAATCAGCACTTCTCCAACTAATAAAAGTCTCTCCGTTTTTCATTGGATGTACGGAATAGTCAGCACCACCTCCAAATGGATATAAGTAAATATCACTAATCGTATATTTCTTAACTGTTGATCCATTAAATATGTGGAGTTCTAATCCAGTGGTTTCAGATATTGCATATACGTAAAACATTACTCCATTTTTAACATAACGACCTGTTACAACATACTGAGTAGTATCAATCGTTAGTTTCTTGATCACGTCTCCGTTAATATCAGTAAAAATATATTTTCTGATATTATTACTTGAATATCGTAAAATGAAGCCCTTGTCTTGTAAAACATAAATCGTATCTGAATATGTCGACGGTATATTAGTAGCTCTAATATCAGTTAACATATCAGTATCGTAGTTATACGTATAATACTTGTATTCTCCATCTTCTATGAAACTACTCATTGACGACCGACCAGTCAGTGCATAATTTTTCGCAAGCCCGCCTGATCCAGCAGCGGCTGCTGCCGCCATTGCCGCACTATACGACATCTGCTCGAACAGCATACGTTCTTCCATCTTGCGTCGAATTTCCTTCTGCTCAGGAGTCTCATGTCCCCAGTTAATAAATGACATATTAAAAAGTTATTTTAGTTATTTATCTTACTCTTATTTTAAAATTAGATCTCTATTTTGTATAATATGTACATGAAAAAAAGAAGCATAGGCAATACGATCGAACGAATTCGAGAAGAAATGAGATTAGAAGAAGAACCAAAGGACTTAACTGTTCCGTGTTGTTGGAGCAATTTGAAGAACGATGCATTTGCGCCAGCGTATATCACAGTAGAACAGGTTCCAGCTGGCGTATATGAGATCGATTATAATAGCTCGATAGGTACACATACATTAAATAAGCAGCCATTCAAAACGGATGAATTATATCATCTCCCTTCTCCTGAGATCATGGATATCCTTAAAGATATCGAAAACTTTTGGACCAGGGCAGATATCTATCGTAAGTACAACTTTGTACATAAACGAGGTATCTTAATGTATGGAGAACCCGGATGTGGTAAATCAGGTATCATTCAGATCCTAGCTAACATGCTGATGGAATTGAATGGAATTGTGATCAATATTAAGTCGCAGCAAGATATCGATTACTTCATTGATTTTATCCCAACATTTAGAAAGATTGAGCCATCACGACCGCTAGTCGTGATTCTTGAAGACATCGATGCTCTTGCTGGAGAGGACAGATATTCTACTTCTCAACTCTTAAATATCCTAGATGGAGTAAAACAGATTGAGGGAGTAGTGTATATTGCAACGACGAACTATCCAGAAAAATTACAGGAACGTTTGACTAATCGACCTTCTCGATTTGATCGTCGATACAAGATCGAGTTGCCTAGCAAAGAGATTCGCCGAGCTTACATCACAAATAAGCTTAATGCAGAGGACCTTGCCAATATCGATCTTGATGAATGGGTAAAGAGAACCGACGGCATGTCGCTATCTCACCTAAAAGAAGTAGTGGTGTCAGTTGTTGTAATGGGCAGAACTTTTGAGGAGACAATAGATTCTCTTGAAGAACTTAAGAAGGCACCTAAAGTAAAAGAAACTAAACAAGTAGGTTTTGGAACAGAACGATAATTGGAAATTTTTTAAAGAGATTGACTTCTCAGACGAGTCGGTCATAAAATATAACGTTGATACTCGAGACTTCCATGTGAGTTGCATGAGAGCGGAGGATATAGATTCAGAGTTCGATACGACCAAGATAGAGAAGTACGCAGATCGCTTCTTTCACACCTCAGACGAGGTCATTGATCTATTGGATCGGTACTTTATTGAGAGCGGAGGCCGAGTCAAGTGGAGGTTCTTTTCGCTAGAAGGAATAGATAACTGGTCAATGAAATACATCAGAATTCGTCGCACGCCTCATGGATTAGTAGTATGTAATGAGGACAATCGAGCTCTAAGAAAAGATATTTTAGCGAATAAAGTTAATCCGGAACATTTAAGTGCTCACTAATTTATAGTATAATAATTAAAATCAATAACTTATGGTAATTACAATCGCAATCTTAAGCCTAATTGGAATGATCCTTAGTCTTTTTAACAATGTCTTTAATCACGATAAGTGTGATGTTAATCTTCTTTTTCCAGCAATTTTAACAATTGCAGTATGGGAAGCAAATATTACTCTAGCCATAATTACAATAGTTGTGACTGCAGTGATCGCAATAATTGGTTTAGCGCATAATAATTAAATATGAAACACTTAATCAAACAGTATCCTAACGATCAGGAATTAGGTCGCGCGATACGAAAACGATTCTTAACTGAAGGTGATGAAGCAGCTGAGCTCTTAAAGGAGGTTCTTGCTCTACATGGATTTGGTGGGTATGGTTATACGAACGGTTTAGTCGAAAGAGGTATTTATCTTGAGACAGAAGACGGTCAGATCAGAAAGTGGAAGAACTCTTGTGATGGCGAGATGATGAATGAAGTAGATGCAAAAATAAGAGCATTCTTAGAAAAAATAGGAGACAATGACAGGAAAGATCGTAAATAAGGATAATGAGTTAATGGTTGAGTACTTGACTCAGTACGGTAGAACTAAAACGATTCCTATTATCAAAGCACCTGAGTCAATCAAAGAGGGACATGTAGTTGATTTTCAACCAGTTGACGAGTTTTCTCATCCTATGCTCTTCGTAAACGTTGGCCTTTTTGAAGGGCTTGAATCAGCACTAATCCTAGTAGACTACGGCAACAATGATTGATGATATTAAGATCGTGCATCTAAAGAGCAATGCACAACGTCTTGAGACATGGATCGCTATGGTCAATGGTGAGATAGTTGGTCACATCTATATGGAACGAGAAGAGAATAAGAAGATCAAGTTCTTGGATGCTTGGGTTCATGAAGATCACCGACGTAAAGGAATATTCAGAAGTCTTTGGGATGCTAGATGGGACTATGTACAATTAAAGTTTAAAGGCTATCTAGTCTATGCTTGGTGTAAGCCGGCTTCTCTACCTCTACTTATTGAAAAGGGCTTTGATGCTGGTGAGACATGTACATATGTTGAAAAAATAGTAGATTAAGCGATTCCTTTTGGGCCATCAATCGATGGAAATCTTGCCGGGTTAGTGAAAGCAATAAATATCTGACGAATATATGCGCCTTTTCCCTGCCAACCGAAATCCTTTATGTCTTTGATCTCAACGTTAGGGTCAGCTAAACCTGATTTAATTCGAGTCTTAAGCTCATCGATTTGAAGTTTAGCTCTAGCGATAGAGCCAGATGGACCTTCCTTCGGTCCAGCCCCTCCTCTACTTGTCAATCCCATCCACGCTTTACCGTCTTTACTCTCCTCAATAACTACTCTCCAATTTACTTTCCAAGAGGAATCATCCATTTTAATATCAATGCTCGTAATCTCAGGATTACGACCGCTCTGATAGAATTCTAGCAGTGCTTTATTTACTTTAGTGTTCATCATTCCTCCGAAACCATCCTTTTTTCTAGACTGGAATGAGTGCATCGCGTCGTAGTCTCCAGGTCTAGGGGAATACGATCCCTCGACAATTACCCTGTTTGGAGTAGACCTTTGAGATCCAGTAGAGATCGATGCATATTTTTTTAGAGCTCCCCAATGGAGTGGACTATTTGACTTAGATTCGCCTGGAACAATTCCTTCACCTCGACTAAAACCAGAACCTACATATACATTTTTTGCAGGTATCCCATTTTTTACTGCATTTACTACTATTTGTTTAGCGCTAGGTCCGTGTGGCTCAATTATGAAAACTCTACTAGGATTGATGTGAGGACTTTTTGATATTTCTTCAGCCTTACTACATCCTGCACTAAACATATAAACGTCAATCTTTGGATTTTTAGATAAGAATTCTAGTATTACTGAAGTAGGAGTGTTATATCTAAAGCCTTTTACGTTCTTAGAAGAGCCGTATGTCTTCTTTAATAGTTGTACCTGTTGATCGATCTTATAATCACTAGGTCGATAGTCAAGTCCACCGATTAGCACTGCATCATACGATGAACCTTCATAATCTTCGTAAATTTTAATGTACTTCATATTTTTTATTTATTCTATTTTGTAGTATAATAGTCTCATGATAGACAACTTGGAACTCATAAGACCCTTACTTAACTTCTCAGAACCAGGAGATTTCTATATGCTCTATGTGTTTAAACGTAAGAAGGACCAGCCCGAAGGGGAACGCGAAAATCACCAGTCGGTCAGAACTATTAAAAGCTATTGCATTGAGAGTATCGATCACCTAGAGAGACGCTGGGATGAGATCAAGCAGCTGTGCGAAGTATTTAAGGCTAGAGCTTATATTCATGTGCAAAAACAAAACCATATGGAAGTCTCACTGAACATGATGGTCGACCTAGCTGAACGTATTCGAAATGGTGTCCCAAATCAAAAGGGACTCTTTGATTCGGTCGTTGGTCAAATGAAGACTCAAGAGAAACGTTGGATCATTGACGTGGACGATCAAAAAGAGCCAAGCCCAATGATGGCAACATTTATTGAATATGAATGTATGCCATATACTGACATTATATTTGATGGTGCTGGTATGCCGGTCGGATTTGCAAAAGGTCCAAAGATCGAGGCAGTTATTCCCACTAAGAACGGACATCACTTGATCACCAAAAAATTTGACGTGCTGAAGTTTAGAGAGAAATATCCAGACATCGACATACAGAAGAAGAATCCGACTTTATTATATTATCCAAATTCACTAGAGAAATGAGTATAGTTATAGGAGGAAGCGCACTTAACTCATGTTATTATAACACGGCATACGGAGTATGTACACCACCAGTCCAAACAGTTAGTCCACCGTCTGAAGCTACTTATGTTTCTCTAGTAAAAAGAGTTGGACTTGACTGGAAGATTGAAATGCACGAAAGCAGAGACAAACAGAAACATCTTAATTATATTGAGAGTCTTCGTGGAAATCCAAATGTTGAAGTAGCGAAAGTCTTACAGTTTGTCAAAATTGCCGAGATTACTAATGTTTCGACTCAAAGTAAAGGCAAGAGTAATGAGCCTGATCTAGACAAGATATTATGATTGATTATCAGAAAATTTGTGAAGAATATGGAATCATCCTGCATCAAGTGGTTCCTGGAGACAAATGGTGTAAGATGGAGGGAGAAGATCACTACATTAATCGATCTTTCTGTGCAGGTCGAGATGAGATCTGGTTGGGCATCTATGATGATCCAGACTGGAAGACGGCTTCCTTTTTTCATGAGATGGGTCACTGCTTGACTCAACAAGAATGGAACGACGAGATGCTTAAGTTCCATTACGAATTGGATGCATGGTTAGTAGGTTTACAATTGGGTCAGGAATACGGATACTATGTCAAACCCAAGACAATAAAACAGTTTGTGATAAAGTCACTCTTTTCATACCAACACTGGGAAGCTAAGGAGATTCAAAATCCGACTGGAGAAATAAAAGAATTAATTAAAAGATACAAATGAAGACATTAGGACTAATCAATTATGAAGGTGACTGTTTAAAAGCAGTCAAAGTCGACAGCTATTTTATCAAAGTACTTGACCAGTATGGGGAATCATGTAGCACACTCACAGTTGAAGAATTTTACGGGTTCATCGACGGTCTGATCAACATCGTTGATAGTAAAGGTAAGTCTTGGAATTTTCCAAGCGAACACAGGGACGCTAAGCCAAGCCAGTCGAGGATCTATCATTTTACGAAAGGTTTCAGGTTCACTGAAACGGAGCTAAATGATGCCTTCGTTAAGGGTTGGGAGCTTCGACACATGGGTCTGAGTGATGAACTGATCATTCACGAATTCGTAGGTTTCTTAAACGAAGTTCACGGAAAAAGAGAAAAAAGGAGAAATACTTAGTATAATAACTAAAAATTAAATCATGTTAAAATTTTATGAATTAAGTCAAAATAATACTGGTGGCTCATTCGATGTCGACAGTAAGCTATGTCATCGCCTAGTCATTGAGGCTGGATCAGAAGAGGAAGCCTTATCGATAGCCGAAGATCTAGGTTGTTACTGGTATGGAGTCGATAATGGAAATGACTGTCCTTGTTGCGGAGACCGATGGTATCGATCTGCCAGTGAAATAGATATTGAAACGTATAATGAAAAATGGAATGGGATGGAACTCTCTGAGTGGGGCACTTCTTCGGAGACCGATCATGACAAAGCTATTAAGGAGCTCGAAGCAAAGTATCCGGGTGTCGAATGGTCAGTTAAACCTCAGGCTGAAGACAAGTATGGATCAGTTAGAGTGACTGGAAGGATCCGACTGAGAAGCATGGAAGAGTATGCTCAACTCATGGCAGATCAGTTTGGCTGGACGACGCCAGATATTCGAATCTTTTACAAGAACGGAGAAGTCAAAGAAATATTCAGTAAAAAAGTAAAATAATATGAAACTTAATCACAACAGTATCTCAGCTCGATTATATCGCTGGTTTTATATCACAGATCAGATGCCGCAAAACTTATGTCCATATTTTTGGAAACTCGTAATCATGTGGGTGTTAATCATTCCATATGGTCTGATCTCCTTACCGACGATAGTCACTAACCAGGCTCCAGAAGAATGGGGAGTCAGACCTCTCTTCGGAGCATTCATGTACCTCTTCCTATTTGTGGTATTCATAGCTCTATTTCCATTGACCTACTTCGTTTGGGGCTGGTTTGGTCACAACTCAACATTTGGTAAGTGGCAAGTCGGAGGTATTTTAATCTGGGCAGTAGTTTTAATGATTGCAGTCGTTTGGGGAATACTAAGGATTATCGATAGGAGAAAACGTATAAGGAGACATCGTCAGACTGAATTTATATGGAATGATGAGGGAGATTATATACCAAATCCTGATTATGTTCCATACGAGGAGAAACCAAGCATCATCATTGAATTTATTAAGGCAAAATATAATAAGTACTGTCCTAAGATAGATTGGACCGAATAAATTACACCATGACAGAAGAGAGTAAAATAATGATTTTCAACCAGACTTTAATTAGTCAGGTTGACTTACGAAGTAATCCTGAAGAAGAATTGGGACTTGACTGGGATATCCATGCAGATAGTATAGTTAAAGGTGACCTCTATTGTGATGCCGGACTAGTCAACATCGATCAACTGATCGATACCTTGACTGAGATGAGAAGCAAAGGTGCAACTCACGCTGCATGTGACTGGCATTGTGACCATCAGGAGCTTGAAGTATATGGAGTCAAGTTTGAGCTCGCAAGCGAAGAGGAACGTCAAGCCCACTTTGATCGAGTAAAAGAACGTGACCAAAAGAAAAAAGAGATGGAGATTAAGGCTCTTGAACACAAGTTGGCTAAACTAAAAGGAGAATAAGATGTTAGATATTTCAAAACTAAAGATCGGAGACCGTGTCCATTACACACCATTTGAAGGGTGTGATGAGTCCCTGATCGAAAACGGTAGAGTCAAGGAGATTCCGGATCACACCAATACTTCAGTGAGAGTAGTCTTTAACTGTGCTGGTGAGTGGGACCTGTTCATGAATTACACCTCTCAGTTGACTCCAATTGATAAGCTTGAGATTGGATGGAAACACTAAGCGAAAAGTGGTTTACTTTTAGGAGGATTCCATGTAAGGAAGGGTGTATCGATATGTGGCAAGGAGATCAGGCTAATGATCCGAATCGAGATGAAAGTCACCATATAACTTGAACTCAGGCTCGACCATGTTCAGGCTTAATGGCGAGGGACAATGGTACCATCAGTCAAGCCTAGTCGGTCTCTATCCCGACATCATTATTGGATATCCTGAAATATTTTCAGCGACTGACCTGTGGTACATGGCTCAAATCAAGACGATTCATCGAGTGACCAGTTATTCAAAGGAAGAGTGCGGAGTTCTACTTGAGGAACATGGAACAGTCGATGCAGCAATCGCATGGTTTGTTAAAAATAAAAAATCAAAGTAATGAATACACCAGTTATTGGAGAATACCGATTGATTCCGAAAGGAACGCCTGTGTGGTCAATACATAATCAGTTATCGATGATCTTGAGTGATGATGAGATCGTTGAAATTACACATACTGTTGTGGTCGGTGATTATGTATACTGTAAACCTAAACAACTTCTATTTAATATTCCAGGTCATATTCCTACTCTAATTGGTCGAGGTCAAGATGAATGGGGAATACAATATTCTAAAACTGAATCGTATTGTGTGCCAGAACCTCAATTCTAATAAAACCATAGTTTTCTTTAAAGTAAAAGAAAGTAAACTATGAAACTTTTAGTTATCAACTTCCTAAAGAAGTTGCTTAAACACAGGTGTAAGACTTTCAAGTTAGGCGAAGGCCACGTCAAAAGGTACACTATCATCGAGATCAGATCTCTATTCTCAATCTACATTCACGAAATCGAGACCCGTTGTCAGGACAGGTTCCATACCCATGCGTTCAATGCGATCGGATGGACCATAACTGGTGGATATCTTGAAGAACAGCTACCGTCCATGAATCATGCTGGTCCAGGTAAAATAGTCAAGGTCTCAGGAGTCAGGCGGATTCCTCGAGAGCTTAATCATAAGCTTCTAAGAGCATTACCTAACACGAATACTATTCTTTTTACTGGTGCCTACTCTCATCTCTGGACAGAGGAAGATGACGAAGGAGTCAAGGTGATCACGACACATCAACAAATAGTCGGACATTTTAAAAAATAAGTTTAATATCTCTCTAGTTTTGAGTATACTATACCCATGGAAGATAAATCACCAACTAAGATCCGAGTTGAACGAGAGATTTTCAGAAAGGACTCTCAAAAACCTTTTACTTGGAAACAACTGAAGGAGATCAAATTTAAAGATGATGATCGTCTTGAAATCGGTTATGACGAAGGTCATTACTCAGAAAACAACTCATGGGACCCACATTATTATGCGGTAGTGTATCGAATGGAGGAGGAGACTGATATCGAGTTTGAAAGACGTCAGGCCAGAATAGTGATAGATGAAAAGTTGATGAAGAAACGTCGATACGAAAGCTACCTAAAACTTAAAAAAGAATTTGAGAATGAATAGAGAAGAGATCTTCGCTGTTACTCAGGCGATGTGCCTTGAGACATATAATGAGAATGACAAATACTTCTGTATCAAGGGAGTCAATGGTCATGCAACAACCGTCTACTATGGAGATGGAGCAATGGCGATGTTGCGTGGTCATCTAATTCAAATGGGCCGAGACGAGCTAAAAATGGAACTCAATCAGCTATTGGATATAACTAAACATCATTAGAATAAGATGGAACTAGTTAAAGTAATCTTAGTGCTCTCTATGGCATGTCAAACGGCCTCATTTGTTGTGATCTCAATCATGGGTCAAGATGCACCCAAACTCATAAGGATTTTCGGATGGATCTCATCGGCAATCGTCATTATCGCACTATCGACGTTCATATCATACGTTGATAGCGATACTTATCGTGATCGACCTTGCCCTGAATACAAGAGGATTGAAACGCCTGTCTATAAATTAGTAGAATAAATTATCTTTTGCTTGATCTGCGAGCTTCTCCGCTTGACATCATAGATCTTCTCATACCAAGTTGAGGAGTATAGCTCTTTCCTGAAAGATAAGAGTGAATGTTCATTCGTAAGTAAGTGGCTTCAGGCTGAGGGTCGTGAAACTCAGTGACGGTCATTCCCCCAAAGATCACTTTACCATCACCCCAGCTAATTTCTCCACAGACAATCTTCTCTCCAGGATTCACGATTAATGTTGTTATGCTGCCCTCGATTATTGCATGAGCAAAGGAATTTCCAGTCCAAACATCTCCGCAATTTCCAGGACCAATAAATATCGGATGGCTTTCTTGACCAGTTGAGATCGTCACTTGATCTGAGTTATTTACGTCGTCTGCATAGATTAGAGTAGTTCCACCGAATCCGAGATTAATATTTCCTCCTTCATTTGGTGCAGCATTTAGAAATAGGTTACCTCCGCTATAAACCCAGTTCTCGATAATTTCATGGTTATCTGCCAAGAATGTGGCAAGCTCTTCTGCACCGTTGTCACTACCGTCAATAAAAACATAGGTCGTTCCTTCAGCAAATACTCCAGCAGGATCGACTGATTCGAATGTATTTAGGGCCCATCCATTTTCTCCAAAAACCGCATTGAGTTCATTAATATTTGTGGTCCCATCCCAAGGCTCAGTGTTTGCATCGTCTCCGCTAGAATCAAATGCTCTTAGATAATAAACAGTAGGTGCTTTCTTAATTCCACCTGAGCCTGCAGCTGCCGCTGCAGTCGCTGCGCTTTGCATAGCTTGTTCAAGAAGCATCTGTTCTTCCAATAGTTTACGTATCCTTAGTTGTTCTGGGCTCTCGCTGCCCCAATTGATAAATGACATCTTAAAATCGGTTTATTTGTTTTATTTATCATCAGAATTATAGTATAATAGATACATGAAGAAATTATTCAAGCTATTGAGATTCCTTGAGGACCATCGCATTAAGGCAATGATTTACACAGGATCGGCTAACTATTAAATCAGAACAGGATGGACTTTGCATTAGGATACATATCAGGCGTGATTGTCATGTGGGCAGCATCAAGAATGCTTAAAGCTCAATGGAAAAGAGACCTTGAAAAATTAGAGGACTTTGATACTTGGAAGGAGTGGAAGAATAGAAAGAAAAACTAAAATAGTCAGGTGGCGGAATGGTAGACGCACATCGGCAGGTGATTCTGATTGAGGGTACACCGGCAGTCGAGGCCACAATCACATAGAATACAGGTTCGAATCCTGTCCTGACTACTAAAAAATAATAAGATGAAAGTAAGATTACTTAAAAGGATTAGAAAGAGATTTGAGATTCACCACTTGCCTAACGGAGAGATCGGTCCGTTTGGCGACCATTATGATTACAATCTCTTTAAACTCACTGACTCAACTAATGCGTATTTTGAAAGATACGCTCAGTTTAGAAGTAAAGAAGGAGCCAAACAGTTTTGTCCACTCGAACAGAGATTTGATACTGAAGAGAAGTGCATCAACTATCTTAAGAGTCTTATTATCGGTCGACTTAGAAGCGAAGGTTATCGTGGCAGAAAAGATCGCCATATATCTAGCTCTCAAGAGAAGAAGTGGTATAAAAAATAATACATAATATGATTGAAATCAATCCAAAAACCCTATTGCAGATTGCACTAGTTGCCGGTATCGTTTACCTAGCCTCATATGGAATAGATGGCTGGGGATGGTTAACCTTTGCTCTATTTCTTACGCTATGAAACTAGGCAAACCAGAGAAGAGTGTAACGACTCGAATTGAGCATCTCTCGTTTGAGGTCAATGGTTCCTACATGGACGTTGAATCCCATGATGGATACGTTGATATTACAATCGGCGGTATCGAGAACGAAAAGCTCTCAGTCACTCTAGAGGAATGGCAGGAGATCAATGAACATGTTGTTAAACTCTTAAAACAGGGATAATCAATCTAGGGTAATTCTAAATAAATAATTAAAAAAGAATAGGATGATAAAAAAGTTCGATGAATGGTTGGTAGAGAATGCCAATGGAGTTGGTGGAATAGACCTACGAGAGCTAAAAACACTCATACAGGACGCTGTTCTAGGTAACGCTGAAATCATGAGATTTACCTCACATGATGGGGAAAGGCTCATTGAGATTATAGACTCAAATCCATTTATCAAACAAGAAAGCTTAGCTTTTTTAAGAGCAAAGGGAGTGACTAAACTCTATCGTGGAACTCAGGACGACTGGGATCCTGAATGGGATGAATGGGAAACTGGCATGGCTTCGTTTACTTATAATCGTGATGTCGCGGCTGCCTTCGGAGAAGGCGGATCTATAGTATCAGTTGATCTAGATGAGTTAGGAAATGATCTTCTAATCTCAATCGAATGGGCGGCTGAATGGTTAGGTTTTACTCCTCTCTCTGGAGAAGAACAGAGCATCTATCAAGAGTCAGACGGTTGGGATGATACTGATGATATTGGATTTAGAGGAATGGTAGGCGATCAGTATGAATGTCTTTTAAGATGGCCAAATGTAGCGGCTAAGTGTAAACAGGAAGATCAAGAAGAATATTAAATATGGACTCAAGAGAATTGAGAATAGGTAACTGGGTAAAGATCAGAGAAGAACACTTTAGGGAATTTAGAGACACGATATACTCTGACTATCTCACCAATGAGTTTGAGATAAAGGGTTGGAATGACGGTTCAGGAGTAGAAGGATGCAAGCAAATTGCTTTCTATGAGATACCTAACAAGAATTTCGGCGGCTTAATACACAGCGGAATCCTGGATCGAGACATCGAACCGGTCACTGTAACTGAAGAGAAGTTACTTCGACTTGGCTTCGTGAGAGGCAAAGACTTCGACGTCTATCACAATGTGTTCTACTTACATGGTTTCATGGTGAGTCTTGACGATTACATAAACGTCTTTGTGGATTGGGCAGATGACGGTCCCGATAGTTATCACTCAATTGTATGTTACGAAGAGCTCTACATGCATCAGTTACAGAATCTCTACTTTGCACTAACATTTAAGGAATTAAAAATCAAATAATATGATAAACAAGATCACAAGAGAAACCGCAAAAGAATTAGGTTTCGACTTCAACCGGCTCATTCAAGACATGGATGAGACTTCATATGAGGAACACCGACGTGGCTCCAACTTCTTTACACGATCCATCGTAGAGATTCACGAGGACTGGTTTCCTGAAGTACCTAGAGAATTAGATGGCTATTGGGAGACCAATACATACGTCAGTGACTCTGAATGGGGACACGACACAAGTGAGATCCATGAACTGAATCGAGTGGAACAGCGGGAAAAAGTAGTAACCACCACATATTGGGTAAAAGTAGAAGAGAATGGAATATAGAATAAAGTCACAAAGGTATATTGATCCTTGGGGCAAGGAACACGATCCGCAGTATTTCGTGGAATATCGGAAACAGTTCCTCTTCTTTTGGCAACGCTGGGTCGAGGTCACTCACCTAAGCTGCGGCTGGGGAGACTGTCACTCAGTGACCACCTATTTTGGCACGTTGGAGGAAGCCGAAGCGTTTGCTAAAAAGCACCTGTGCAAGGGCAAGGTATGTGACGGTCATGAGATAAAAATAATACAAAATCATGAGTGTGGAAAATAAAGAAAAATACAACCAGATTATTGATGAGGTTTATGAAAAGTACCATCAAGAAAATAAACATGTGACGTATCTCACTTTTCTTCTTAGAGAAGAATTCATCAACAAACTAAAAAAAGAAAAAGAGTTCTCTGAAAAGTGGGGACTAAAGATTGAGGAAAGAGAGTTGAGTTTGGAAGAAAGACAAGAATTACAAACAAAAATGTTTAATGGTCTTCATTATTTACATTATTCTTTAAATGGTGACGAAGGTTTTCATAAAGAATACGATAAACAAAATGTGCCTCGTAGAGCAATCACACTAACATACAATAACGAAACAATAGAAAGTTATGAGTAACGTAGGAAAAAGGATAACTGACTTTTACTGCAATGGCTTTGCGGGTCGTCGATATGATTTAGCTGGAAGCCGCATCGAAGCAGAGGGTGCAGACTGGATCGTGATTCGTACCGAGGAAGGTGCACCAGTCTTTATAGATCTCCATGGCTGGGACAAGGAGGAACACATTGCCAAGTGGACCGGTGAAGACGAGGAAGAGTTTTAATTTACATAAGTCTTTAGTATAATATTAGTATGGAATTTATCAAACAAGTATTGCTATTTCAGAGCAAGGAAAGGTTCAACTGGTGGTTGGGAGTCTTTTGTTGGCTCAACATCCTTAACGGCACACTTGCCCTGATCTCGCTAATCCACCAACTTTAAAATCAAGATAGGATGGTACGAGCAAGACTACACATCATCTGTGGCAACTGCGGTTCCAGCGACCGATTTGAGCACAGCATCAAAACGGAACCCGACGACGATTCAGAAACGGAAGGCGTGACTCGACCGGTAATATACCTGGCCTGCACCAATTGCAACACTCTACACGACCTAGAGGATTACTCAACACTTGAAAAATAAAACAATATGGACCTAGATAA